ATTGATGGAGTTATCCACTCATTTGACTACCCTAAGTCTGTTACATCTGATGTACCTGTTGCAGTCGTTACTGTCAAGAACGGAGAGTTTACAATTGATTGTAAACTAGATTCTGCACAGTCTTCGAAAGAAGTCTATGGAATCCCTACACAGGACTTTCATAAGGTACAAATGGTTATGCACTCTCCGAATCACTGGGATGAACAAGAGATTGGAAATAAACATACATTCTTCATTCTTGAGGGATGTACAGTTGATGAGCCTGTAAATGGATTCTACAATGAGTTCTTATCTGGTGGGTTAACTGAACACCGTAAGGTGTTTGAGATATTGTCTTCAAAGACTAGGTGTCAACCTGAGGAACAGAGTCTATCTGGACTAGGGTTCAGTTCGACAGTTCGTAATGAGGTACTTGTCAAAGCAGATGGAAGGCCTTATAAATTAATGTTCTAGGACATAGTTGCCAACTTACTTAAAGTTGGACATAATACACGCTAGCTCAGTCCGTTAGAGCGTCTCAGCCAAGCCCTTAGCTCAGTCGGTTAGAGCTTTGTCCGATTAAGACAGAGGCCCCAGGTTCGAATCCTGGAGGGCTTAACATAAAGAGAAGGTCGGTGGTTAAAATCCACCGCGTGTAACCACAAGGGACTCTAGCTCAGTTGGTAGAGCACAACCATGCTAAGGTTGGTGTCGTTGGTTCGAATCCTCCGAGTTCCACCATACAAATTAACAAAAGGATAAATATGATAGATATTTATAAATACATAACATTCAATAAGACTAGATTTACAACTAGTAAAGGTGCCTTATCGGCTGAACAATTGACAGACTTGTCTGTTCCATTCTTACAAGGTCTTGTAGAGGAACTTGATAAAGAGGTTGCAGAACTTACAGGTTCAAGATTCTCTACAAATAATACTGCAAGAGATGGACTGAACATCAAGATCGAAGTTCTTCTGGACATCATCGAGACTAAAGAAGAGTCTGCAGATACTGCGGCTAATGCGCAGGCTAATGCTGTTAAGAAACAGAAGTTATTACAAATGGCTGCTGAGATGGACGATAAAGAACTTACTGATGGTAAGTCTGCTAAACAGTTACGAAAAGAAGCTGGAAAGTTATAATGATTACGGCTCTATTTATCACTACTGATGGAGACTTCTCTATAGTTCTAGAAGACTCTGTACAATGTGGAGACTATGGGTATGTTCTAACTACAGAGCTACCTATTGATGAGTACTTATCAGGCCTTTTAGGCACTATGGGACTATCCCCTACTTTGCACAATATTATAGAACACTACTTTAGTGACCCTTCAGACTATATAGAGTACGGGAATTATTCTATGTCCTTGGAATTAGTAGACACTTCTAAGGAAGAGATGCTTAAGGCTGCTGAGTTAATGAGTGGTTTCATGAAGACTTAAGACACACTTCGGTGTGTCCCTATAAGAGTATATACTACTTTTATAAAGACACATAAAGGATACAAATGAGAAGACTACTACTGATTGCAGCAATATGTATTGCTACTTACACACACATACACGCTACTCCGTTAGACCTGGCTATCTCCCTTATCAAACAACACGAGGGATACTCTGCTAAAATATATACAGATACTATGTACAAGCCTACAATAGGCTGGGGTACAAATCTTTCGTACATAACTGTAGATGAGGCTGAATACCTTCTTCGTTCTAGGCTAATTAAGTCACACACTACGTTACTAAAGACATATCCTTGGTACAGTACACTGCCGTACATCCCTAAAAGTGTTGTACTAGATATGCACTATAATGTAGGGAGTACTTCATTTAAAACTTTCCGTAAGATGCATTACCAACTCGAGAGAAGTAATTGGGTCAAGGCTGCTATAGAGATGAAGGCTTCTTTATGGTTCAGACAAGTAGGTACTAGAGGTAACTACCTCTACAGATTAATGATAAATTATAAGGGTTAATAATGGCTTTACAAATACGAATAAATAGTGAGGATTGCCAACTAGGACAAGATTTACCAGATAAGATTACACACTTGAATATAGTACATACTTCACATCCTTTCCATAGAGAAGTCTTACAACCTGGGCAAGCTATTCTGATTAAAAGATGGCTTAACGAGGTTATGGATAGACTCGAATTAGAAGATGGGTATGTTACTTACAATGGGCTTGCTGTTAGACAGGAAGACTTGAATAAGTTCCTATTATGACTATAAATGGGCTAAGCCTTACTCCGTGGGGTGTATCTGCTTGGAGTGTGATACCAAAGGGTACTGGGTACATCTTAACTACAGTTTTCCTGGCAGGAAAGCCTGAGCCTATAAGGCACCAGATATATGTCTCTATCCCTTCTGAAAGAGAAGAGAAAATAGAACAAATAAAAGAGGAATTCGAAGAATTCTTAAATACAAACAACAAGGAATTATATTATGAGAGAAGGAACAGACTCAATCGAAGAAGTTGAGATAGAGATTATTATAGAAGAATATGATATATTACAAGACATCCCTAAGATAAACACTACAGGACTGTCTTTAAAAGATTTACAGGCAGAATACGATGTATTGAAGAAGAAGTCTTCAGACGCTACGTCTGAACTTGGGGGAGCTACTACTCTTAAGGGGTTAGACTCAATTAGTGAGATAGTTGCTAAAGAGATGCTTGTCTTAGAGAAGTTTGTTAATAACGGTAAGAAGGATCCTGCTCCTTCTGTAGTTACAAAGGCTATTGCATTTGTTGCTCCTAATAATAAGTGGGCTAAGAAGTGGATCACTGACAATAATCAAGAGACAGAAGAGACTCTTATGGAACAGACTATGGAAGAAATTGCCGATAAGGTTCTGACTAACATAGGCAGACAAAGAGAAAAGGTTATGACTTATATGGAGTCTATCGTAAAGATACGAGATACTCACGCTGCTTCACGTACATTCTACGAAGGACTGCTTACTAAGGCTAATGCTTTGCTTACTACACTCTCGGCAGATACAAGAGAAGACCTTGATACAAAGAGTTTAATTAATAGACTTACAAAGTCTATTGTAAATCTTGATTCTACAATCTCAAGTGATATTAATCCGTTAATTGCTTCTGCAAATCTTGCTATACAAGAGATTGATAATCAACTTCCAGATATTGAACACGACCTTAAATACAGTGGTTCACTGAAGGTTGCACAGCAGTCACTAGCTGACTTCATAGGAATTGCACGGAGTGTTAAGACTATGACAGAGACTGCAGGAGACACAATTCGAAAAGACATACAAGCTACTACGCTACAGTCTATCGAACTTGTAGGTGAGGTTATGATTGACACAGACAGAATGAAACAGATTCAAAAAGAAGAACAGGCTCACATGCTTAAGTTAGATACTGTTATGAATAAGACAAAAGACAAGATCAATAAAGGCCATGAAGAGATGAAAGGTATTCATACTGCATACCTAGAACACAAGAATGCTGGCCAGTCACTATTGATTGAAAACTACTCTAAGTAGTCCACTATGATTGACTACATTCGAGGACTAGAAGACAATAGTAGAGATATATTTATACCTTACAAAGAAATAGAATACAGCTCTCAGACGATGTCTACAAGACCTCTCACAGAGATGTTAAAGGTTCAAAGCTAGGAGTAGTAGTGGAATACTCCATAATGTCTCACAAGAGAACTTAGATGACTACTTCGACTATCTTTCACAAACACATTCACAAGGGATTACGTTATGAGAAAGGTAGTCGAAGATGTTATTCATAGAGGATTTATAAGTGAACTTACTTCTATAAGTGGTAGAGCATTCTACACACTTGCTGATATGATTGAGGAATTCATTTGTGTGAAGATTGGCGAAGGGTACACATTTAAAGAAACTTCCTCATTTGCAATTACTTTTAGTGATGATGATAGGAAATACTACTCGACAGTGACAATGATAAAATACAAAGACCAAGGAATACAATTATGAAAAACTTAAATAAACTCTCTCTAGAAGAACAAGCTTCGCTTATCTTCTACACTACACACAAGGGAACAATTATATACTACAGTGGTATACAGGCTATCTCGAACACTTCTATTAATTACAATGGATCAGAATTGCCTGTCCCTGTTGAAGACAATATAGAGGACATCAAAGAAGGTAAGCTACACTACGAATTGTACAAACTATCTATGGCTAAATCCGATGCTGATCTTATCCTTACGAATAAGGTGAACTCTATTGTCAAAGAACACTTCGACACAGAGCTTACAGCCATGACAAACCACTTCGAACAAGGATATTCATCTCTACGAGATACACTAGAGAGCAAATTACAAGACTTGTCAATAGCGGAACACTCTACACAAGAACTGCACAAGAGACTTACAATATTCTCAAATGCCTTCGACAAATTCGAGAAAGAGTTAGATGTTGAGAGTCTAAATGGATCTATAAGAGAGACTCTACGCGTATTCAAACCTGCGGCAGATGAACTTACAAATGCTGTTGCACTTCTTAAGACACTATTCAAGAGTTAATGATGCTTGAAAGTATTAAGAACTACAAGAAGAGGACTGTACTTGCTAAACTGCTAAAGACTTACACTCACTTACAGAGCGAGATGTGGGCTTTCAGAGAGGTAAACAAAGACATAATGGACTTACAAATGAGTAAGTTCAAACTTGAGCTTAGCAAACTTGCTATGCATTTCGACAATCTACGAGCTTCAATTCCAGGTCAAGATGAATTGAATAGTTCAAATTATTGGGAACGCCTTAAAAAGCCTGACCTTTCAGATGGGCGATTATGTACATTGGCACAGTCTTCCCCTGGTACCTCCTTCCAAGGCGTTAGTATTGGTACCACTTATTCGTATGAAGAGATGGAGCAAGAGCAAATCTCCCACATCCAAGACACTGTACACCCTGCATTTGTAAAGGCCTTTCAAGATAAGTTCTTCAAAGACTGTGTTAAAGAGGCTAAAACCTCTTTGGACATGGAGTTAACAGGACTTCCTAATATGGACATTTATGATTTGTATACACTGACGAAGACTCTTGATGGGCGGAATACACTCCTCCCAGACAAGATGGCCTTTACACTAAATGTCAGACCTGCCTTGGCAAAGATTGCTAAGAAACACAAGACAAATCTAATTATACTAAGGAATACATAATGGTTATAAAGACAAAAGGACGTACGATAATAACAGCAGATGCTACAAAGGAGTGTCAAATACTTCTAGGTGACCAAGAAGTTGTAAGAGTCCGTTCAGAAAAGTCTGAACACATTGTCCAAGTAGAGGTTCTCGAGGGAATTACACGGATTATTGTACTGGATGAGAACGGAACTCTCATCCACTCTAAGACACTATAGATTGTGACCGGAATGTCCCTAAACTAACACCAACAAAAGGACTCAAATATGAGCAAAAGACAAGAATTAAACCAGGACGCTATCGCGTTAATGAACAACATGGCAGGAGCTATGAACTCTAAGAAGAAAGCTAAAAAAGCTAAGAAAAACAAGTACGTAATCATCGTAAACGGTGTTGTTACAGGACAAATGGCTAAGACTGTTAAAGAAATTACAAAAGCTGCAACAACGTTGACTTTAAAATTACTTGCTAGTGGGTGTGCTGCTCCTAAAGTTGCTTTCGCAACTATCAGTAACACTGTATCTATTAAGATCCCAACATCTGTTGGTAAAATCGATGGAATCAGAGGTAACAAATAATGGCTGCTAATGTAATTGATATAGACGCTTTAGTTGCTGCGGCAACTGCAGGACAAAACACAAAAGCTGCGGCTTGTGTATCTGTGAGTGAAGGCTCATCTGCACAGACAATGTCGAAATCTGGTAAGTAAAGGTACTCCCGTTCAGACCTTTAGTTAGGTCTGGGCAATACATTTAGATGGTACAAATTATACCCACACAAGGGCCGCCTATTGAGGCAACAATCACTAATGTATACACAACCCTCTCCGAGGGTTGCAGTATATATTAAACTAAAGGAGAATACATGGAAGAGAATACTGAAATAAAATACTACACACTAAGGGATGAGGCGAGAGAAGGCGATACTGCAGAAAGAATTAGAAATCGTATAGGATCTACTCTTAGGATTGTATTCCACCCTGGATTCTACACAGCGGCTACTGACCCTACTAGGATTAGAGTAATTGACTCTTTAGATATCCCTTCTGAGTACTTTAGAGAGATCCCTAAGCCCGCTAACTCTATTATACACTTTGAGCAAGAAGGAAGAGTGATTATCATAGATTTAGATGACAATATGTACTATCTATACAGTTTAGACATGTATGATTTAAAGCCCCTTATTAGCTCTCAAATAGATGTACCAGATGATGTAGAGTGGTCTACAGAGGTTGAGACCTCTACGGCATTCATAGAAGAGCAGCTGAACTATGCAGTAGGTAATCGTTACAGTTTACCTAGAGATAATCCAGCACACACGAGGACACCAGGTGTACTGGATTCATACATGCCTCACACCCTTATTACAAGAGGGGCTTACGACTACTCTTGTCCATGCAATGGTGTAAAGAGATTTGCTATTTCTCCACTGACTGCAAATCTATTTGACGCTGAGTTAATCCCTACTGAGACACTGTGTAGGTTACTTGGATACTCAAAGAGAAAGTTAAATACCTTATTTACAAAAGTAAAGGACAGAAAACTTACAATAGGTTTTGTAGGTGCCGGAGGTACTGGTATAAATACAATATACTGGTTGTCACAAATAAGTGACTTCCTAGGTATGTCTAATATATTTGAATGCGTGGATATCTTTGATGAGGATGTACTAGAGTTTTCAAACTTACTACGATTTCCTATTGACCCCCGTGTAGTGCAGCTACACTCTGCTACACCTTTTAAAGTAAACTTGGCTTACAAACTTGCATGTAACTTGTCACGAGATGTAGACACATACAGACACTACTTGCCTAGTGTAGAAGAGTTTGGTTCTTCGGGAATGCCTTATGGGTATACTACTGGGAATGACGAGACACGTTCAAATGTTGTCCTTTATGGAGCGCCTGAGATTGGGTCAAGAGATGCACTATCGAATATAGGTAATTTCATATGTGCTACACATGCAGATACTTCATGCTCTGTACATTTAAACCCTACACACGGGAATGACCTGAATATTCAGGTTGAGACTTATGGAAAGATCCAATTGAGTTCGTTCTTTATGAACCAACTAAAGATGGCGATTACACTTATAGAAATACTTGCTGATACAAGTATTGATTTACAAGCCAAAAACAAGTCCCTACTTGAGTACGAGTTTACTCTTGATAAGTCTTTAAAAGTCGATCAAGAGTATACATGGCCTACAGGAGATAACGTGAATGTAAATGACCTTAGAGAAGAGGACGAACCAGTACAAGAGGACATAGAAGATACTCGAGAAGTCCGAGTACGGGCTATGCCTGCTGTTACACCCATAGGGTGGGCAGCCTTTGTAGACGATATAGCGAATGACACAGAAGAGGGAGGAGACCAAAATGTTTAGAAAAAATGAAAAGACACTTCTTGATGATGTTATTGATCATGATTTTGATAAATACTACACAGATCTATTTAGAGAGTACTCAGGTACACTAAAGGTGGGTCACTTCCACGAAGGAAATGTACTTGCTAGAGTTCCATTACAAAGAGCCTCTACGAAGTACCTTACAAATCCTCTACACACATACTGTATAAATCCTGATCAAAATCATGAGTACTCATCAGAGTTTGGGATAGAGGGTTATAGATACTTAAGAGAGGCTATTAGAGACGGAAGAGAAGATGTAAACCTTAACGTCCACCACCTTCTTGGAGGTAATGATCTTCTTACGTCTGTTACATCTACGATTGTCAATGTTACTGTAAATGCCCCTTTCAAGGAGTGCATGGAAGTAATTGCACACTATCAAAAGCTCGCAGGTAATAACTTCTACGGAGCTCTTCTTAGAGATCCGAGTAATCCTAACTTCATTATCAATCCACTACACATCTTAACAGCTCTGGCTATTATGGAGAATGAAGAAATTCTAAATAACAATAAGTTTAATGTTATTTTGTACTTCCATACAGACAGGGCTCAATCTGACAAAGACTTCAGTACACACTACAGTAATGAAGACCTAGTTAGAGAGAACATAGAGAAACTTATGCAACTTTACACTGCTAAAGAAGATTGGTATATTAGAGGGGAGGCACCCCTAAGAAACTATGAACATAAGAAAGTGTTCATAAAGATTTCTGAATCTGTAATAGCTGGAGAGGTTCCTAAAGACAAGTACTACTTATCTGCCCACCAGGTAATTACTAAAGGAATTGTTGCCCCATATTACGGAAGTTCACTTATATACGTAGAAGGACGTGAGGGTTCTATAGGATACTCATTGTCGCCTTTCAAGTCAGTTAATATTAGAGGCTGTTCTTTTATATCTAATAGAGACACAGAACTAAGTTGGTCTTCTGTATGTACAGGAGATCTTCCAAGAAATTCATTCCAAGGAATGAGAAGTCTTACACACGCTAATTTGTCATCGCCATATACTAGCTATCCGATAGTGCCTGGCGCACTAGCTTATGCTGACGCGATGATCCACAAATGTCTAGAGTTATACACTCTGGCTAATATCCTAGGAGATACTGATGGGAAAGAAGACGACGACTGTCAGGACTAACGTCCTGACAAAACCAAAGATAAAAGACTTCATAACTGATACTAGTCAAGGAGTAATCCTTATTGACTCAAGAGCTATGCAAGAGATCTTTGTAAAATCTGGTCCATTGGCTAAAGACAATGAGTTCCAGGTACATTACTGGTTCTTGAATTTAAGGTTCAGAGCACCTGATAATTCTATACTTGACATTGCTATTCCTACTGCGTATTTCAATTACAAACAAGAAGTATCGAAGGCCGCAATAGGCTTTAATATGAAACAAATCGGAGAAATCTCAGACCAAATCAAACCTTTACATAATGTAAAAGTTAACCAACTACTTGAACTAGGGATCGCGGAACAGTTCGAGGCTCTTCTTGGGGTAAAATTTGAGACACAGAGTGCACAATATGGATCAATCCATAGACACCCAGGCTCTTCTTCATACCAGTCATTCTCTACTACAGACTTGGCTTTAGAGTCTGAGGAACCTGGTGTTGTCTTCCCATTCGGAGAGGCCAAAGAGGACAGACCTAATTTCGCAGGGATTATGGCAATTGACAATGGTCAGTGCCGAGTTGCTCACTACGAGTACAGAACTGCTAATGGTACACTAGGAACAGATATTGAATATGTACAGGCCAATTGTGCTGCTATTGTTATACAAGAGGAGGCTACACTTTCTACTGTGCAAAGGCTTTTCGGAGAGGATCCAAAAAGGTCTTATACTACTCTAGACAACTGCAGCCAGTCAGAGGCTGTGATAGGTATTGAGAAAATAGCTCACGAGTTATTCCTAGGTGAAGGATACAGCCCCTCTACAAATATAATCTCTGAGGATAATCTTTCACTTAAACCTGTTAAGACTTACAACTACAATACCGCTTCATATGCCTACGATAAGCCACATGTGACAATGACAAAAGACGACTTGAATAAACTGCCGCTAGTAGAGTTAAATAATATACAGAAAAATCTTCACTTTAAAGTGAAGGCTACAAGACTGTACTCCTACACGAGGGAGAAAGATAAGGTTGTTAAAAGTATTCTTGAAAAACAAGAAGAGTACTTAAAGACGCCTGCACTTGCGGAGACAGTACATACAAGAGGAACATTAGAAGTACTTGGACTTGCTGCACTTCGAAAGGTGTATAGTCAGATCACTCTAAAGGTTTTTGGAAAAAAGCTTGATGCAGGTACAATGGTTTTTCAAAGTATTATTGCAGCCATTCTAGACGCTCAGAAGTTAGATGTGACAGAACCTGCTGGAAAGTTTAATTACACTGAGGACAAGCTTCAGAAACTTGCCTTCCCCGCTGTTGTTAAGATCTATTCAGAATTCTATGAGACTTACTATGCTGATGTGGTTCATTATGCTGTGGCTACTGTCACAGAGAATGATTTTAAAGATAAACAAGAGTGTATTGATGAGACACTTGAGCTGCAGAACTCAATAATAATTGAACAGCAGGAGTCTGTTATGCCTTCAAAGGAAGTTATGATTGCTGAGATTGTTGCAAGATCTGGGTGTGTGGAAGACGGTCAATGGTTAGAGTATATGGAACAAGAAAACATTTACGATTGGTACTATACAGAAGAACCTTACGACGTATAAAAGGATATTCATGAAAGACGCTAAAGAAAAACTGCGGATTGCTGCTGACATTAGACGCCATAATAATTTTGTTGCCACCGAGATGGTCAATGAATTTGCAAAGGCTACTCCACTTAGGGTGAGACATACTCTTTACATGTCCCACATTAAAAAGATTGATACTAATAATGTATGGCTTAAGGAGTACTTAGTAAAGACTAATGGAAGGTACACTAAAGATGCTTCAGGTAACTGGATAGATAAGTCTTATTCAAGATCTCTCTACAAGATACCCACATTTGAGCAGTATTGTAAACGCGATTTCCGTGCTTACATTTGCCAACAACTAGCAAGAACAGAGTACGAGTATCTTTTCTCCGACCTCACCCCTTCTGAAATTGGAAGGTTACTGAATATGGGCAAGGCTCATACTAGCAAGACATTAAAGGGAGTTATTAAGAAGTTGCAGACTCCGTCTGCTTCTAAGAATTATAATGAACTTAAAGACACTGACATTGCCTTGTCGGCAATAACTCAAGACGTACATACTGTTAATCAGTATATGATGGACTTCACACCTCATGGAGACTAAATTGGATATAAAATTATTACACCACACACCCTTAGACTTTGTAAACTCGGGTATACGGATGTGTTGGAACTCAGAAGCTAGGTCAGATAATAATGGCCCAATAGACCAAGGTCTGAATGTCCGGATTGCCAACAAGATGAAACACTCTTCTGTATTAAGACATTCTTTGTATGTGTTCAGGATTACTGCCTCTACAAAGACCCTTCTTGCCTTCACAAGACATAAGGCCGGAGTTGACTTTTCTGTACAATCTACACGATATACTACATCTAAAAGAGCCGATGCTCTTACATTTACACAGACGCCTAACGAGTCTATAAATAAGTCTCTAGAGGTTATTATGGACTTGGTTCAAGGCCATATTGCTGCAGGTCATTCTGATGATGACATTGCTATGCTTCTTCCACAGGCTTATGATTACACGTGGCAGGTGTCAATGAATGCACAAGCTATTCAACACTTCCTGTCACTTCGTACTGCCCCATCTGCGCACTATGACATAAGAGCGGTTGCAAATGGTATGTACTCAGTTCTTCCTGATGACCACAAGTACTTATTTAAGGACTCTCTACATGTTACAGACACTGATTAAGAAGTTCGAAGAAGAGAACGACTGCAAGGTCGTATACTTGACGAAGTCAGGTTCGACCCTCTACGGAACGAACACTCCCGCTTCAGATGTGGACTATCGCGGTGTATACATTCCGAATAAAAGGGATGTACTTCTCAAGAGAGATCTGCCGTTATACTCATACTCTACAGGTGGTAAAGACTCTAAGAATACAAAAGACGATATAGATTTTCATTTGGATTCTATACACACTTGGTTCAAACTTCTTAAGAAGGGTGAGACGGGATCATTAGACTTACTATTCTCTATGTTTAGAGAGGATACGATTGTTCTACAGGACACAGTCTTTCTGAATCTTATTAAGGATAACTACAAGTCTTTCTATGGTAAGAACTTACAGGCCTTTGTGGGCTACTGTGTTGGGCAGGCGAGACAGTCAGGGATTAAAGGTACTCGTTATGGTGAGCTTAAGAGCTTCTTGAAAGTTCTTAATTCTGATAAATATATTCAAGGTGCACTTGACCAGAGGTTGGATGCTCTATTACTTCCTTCAGATGTAAAGAAGTTCAAATACATTAACTTCGTTATGGCCCCTGGTCCACGTTCAAATCGCAAACAAGAAGATATACTCTACCTAGATGTTCTAGGTAAGAAGTATGCACTTCATTCGACATCTCTTGCTCGCCTTATTGAAAAGCTTACAGAGATGGAGGCTTCATACGGTTCAAGGGCTAAAGAGGTTACAGAAGGTATTTGTTACAAAAGTCTGGGACATTCCTTGAGGGTCATACTCGAGGTGAAGGAACTTCTTGAGACTAACTTCATTAAGTTCCCACTCTCTCAAAGGCAGTACATTCTAGACATAAGGGCTGGAAAGGTCGATGAGACTGTGATACTGAATACGATCGAACACTTGATAGAAGAGGTTGATTCTCTATTAGAGACTACGGATATACAAGAGTCTTCGGACACAGAGAAAGTAGATGAGATCTACTTACACTTACTTGATTTAAAGGAGAAATAATGAGAAAATTGGTGACAATTAAAAAGATTGATAAATTAATTCCTATCCCTAAGAAGGATAGAATAGTTCTGGCTGTAATTGGTGGCTGGTCGGTGATTGTTAAGAAGGATGAGTTCGTTGTTAATGATCTTTGTGTATTCTTCGAGATTGACAGTTTCTTACCTGTGGCTGATATGTATGAGTTCTTAGGTAAACCTACTACTCACCAGGATAAACTTGGACACAGATTGAGAACTATGAAGATGTCTGGGGCTGTTTCACAGGGACTGGCACTACCTTTAAATATGCTCTTCGGCAAGCCTGAAGATGTTACTGAAGGTTCAGACTGGACTGAAGAGTTTGGAGTAATTAAATTTGATATTGATCTTACTCAACAAGGTAAGGGTGGTGGCTTGCAGGTTACTGGACAACCTAAAAGCAAATTCCCTAGTTTTTTAAGAAAGACTGATCAAGAACGTATTCAGAACTTGCCTCATTACTTTGAGGTTCATAAGAATACATTATTTGAAGAGACACTTAAATTGGATGGATCTTCTATGACTTGTTATAAGATTGACAACGACATTCCTTTCTGGAAAGGTTGGATCAATATGCTGGCTGTACTGGTAGGCTACAAGGATATAACAGAACCTGATGTATTTCCGTTTAACCACTTTGGTGTGTGTTCTAGGAATCTAGAGCTTAAACGCCCTGGGTCTGAAGATAAGAAGTCTAACTTCTGGACAGCTGCCACTAATGCTGAGCTTGAAAGAGATCTGCCTACAGGTTATGCTGTACAAGGTGAAGTGCTTGCTACAAATATACAGGCTAATTATGAGAAAGTGGATTCTGTTGAATTTCACATATTCTCTGTATTCAATATTGAGACACAAGAATACTTAAATCCTACGGATGCTTCTGCATTCGTTAAGAAGTACTTACCTGACGCTACACATATTCCTATAGTGGATACGCTGCCTATATTTGATACTTGTAAAGACTTTGATTCTTTACAAGAAAGAGTTACAGGACCTTCAATTAATTCAGATGTTAAGTCTGAAGGTAGGGTCTATAAGTCATTAGAGGGTACTATTACTTTTAAGTGCGTGTCTAATGCCTACTTGCTACAGAAAAGTAAGTAAGACTTGCTTGATTTATAGAGCACACTTCGGTGTGCTGAACTAAGTTAAATAAAAGGATACACAATGAACATTCTAGACTACGACGATTGGTGTGAGCAGACAGGTTACGAACTCTTCCAAGAGGTCGACTACTCATACTCAAAGACAAATATTCACACACACTTGCAAGAGGCTTACGAGTCATATGTTGCAGATATGACTGACAAGATTCATAAAGACATAAAGGCTGACAGATGTTAAAGGTGGTATGTGTGAGTGACACTCATGAGCTACATGCGCAGTTAGATCTTACGATCTATCCAGATTGTGATATATTACTACATGCTGGGGATTTCTCCGGTACAGGGACTAAAACTGAGACTATTAAATTCTTTGAGTGGTTTAATAGACAACCATTCAAGCATAAGATATTTATAAATGGGAATCATGATTGGCTCGGAGAGAGAGACCCCGAAGCATTCGCTAACTTAGTAGCTAACTATCCTGACATTACACACCTACAAGGTACTGGTATAGTTGTCGAGGGTATTAAGATACAGGGTTTTGCGGATACACCTGAGTTCTGTAACTGGGCGTTCAATCGTACACAAGAAGAACTAACTGAGATATGGAAAGGCATTGACGAAGACACTGACGTTTTATTATGTCATGGCCCACCACACTATATATTAGATGAAGTTAACAACAACTGGTCGGCTACTTGTAATGTAGGAGACCCTGCACTAGCTTTAGCTGTATCCAAGCTTGACCTTAAAGCTTGTGTATTCGGTCACATACATACTCAAGGTGGTAAGCAAGTGGAGATAGATGGTACATTATTTGTTAATGCTGCCGTACTTAATGACGGTTACCAATTAGCCTATGAGCCTCAGCTTATAGAGGTTTAAGGTTAATTATGGTATACTAACGTATGACTAGATTAGAGATAGAAACTGAGTTTTTTACAGTAAAAGGAACACTTAATAACCATAGAGTAAAGAAGAGTGGGCTAAGTCCCCAAACTATTTACAACATGTACTACGAAGTAGTCACTCCTAAATGCACTTGCGGACAGGAGCGTACGTTTTACACATTCCCTAAAGGCTATAGGTTAACCTGTAGCTCACGGATATGTGCAGCTAATGCCAAAGAAGGAATGCTGAAACGTAAAGCGACAAACATTGCTAAATATGGTGTAGAAGAATTTCCAACAAGTGTTAGATTCAGAGAAGCCTGCCTACAAAACTTAGGAGCTGTAAATCCTAGCTTTCTCCAGACATGTTTGGATAAAGGTAGGGATACGAAGATTGCCAAAGGTAGTCAGATTCCTGATGAAGATAGGACTGAGTGGGAGCTTTATAAGAAACTAGTTTTAGCAGAGACAAGAAAGAACTGCACTAATCTGAAGAATATACACCTTAGAGGTCATATAAAAAATGACCCAGATGCATACCACCTAGACCATAAAGTGAGTGTATACTATGGATTTATTAATAACATACTCCCTACAGTAATAGGAAATACTCTTAATCTTGAGATGATACCTGCACGTACTAACATGCAGAAACGTACTAAATGCTCTGCAACACTAGAGGACATTACAGTACAGGCCAACTAACCCACTAATCGTTATAGAAATTTAAAGGATGTACATGATTAAAATACACACTGCTGTTAATGGCTCTCCGAACTGTAGTGAAGAGATTTACTGGATACATCCTTCAGAGATCTTTAGAGTCTACAAGGAAGTAGGAAAACCCTACACACATAGAATACAAGTGGCAAAACATGATTATAATATATTCATTAAGATTATGACTCCTGACTTACAGGAGTATTTGGACAACTCGCACAGGAGTTACAATCCTCTTGGCATCACTTTATAAAGGATACACATGAATACATATTTAGTTGGAGGATCAGTTCGAGACTCCTTGATAAATGACATACACGGGACAGACATTCAGTCTAATGACAAAGACTACTGCGTTGTAGGTTCATCGATGAATGAGATGATCTCTCTTGGATACACATTTGTAGGTAAGGATTTCCCTGTATTTCTACACCCAGAGACAAAAGATGAATACGCTCTTGCTAGACGCGAGAGATCCACTGGTGGAGGTCATTCAGACTTCATTACTGAGTTAAGTGACGTTACACTTGACGAGGACTTGTTACGCCGGGATTTGAGTGTGAACTCAATCGCATATGACGAAGACTCTGGAGATTACATTGATCCACACGGTGGTATAGATGATATTCGTAAGAAGGTATTAAGACATACTTCAGATGCTTTCAGAGAGGACCCTGTAAGGGTACTTCGATTGGCAAGATTCAGAGCTACTCTAGGTACAGATTGGAAGATCGCCCACGCTACAAAGGCTTTATGTTACGATATGCGAGTTACTCTTACTTCACTTACTCCAGAACGAATCTGGAAAGAGGTCGAGAAGGCTTTACTTCTTCCGAACTCACGAGTATTCTTTGAGACTCTTCTTGAGTTGAATATACTTGGATACGTATTCCCTGTGCTAGAGCCTATGGTTCTATGCAAGGAGGGTAGTAAACACCACAGAGAGTCCTCTGTATTTGAACACACTATGATGATGCTGGACGTTGTCCATGATAAGTCACTAGAAATTAAGACTGCTGTCTTATTCCACGATGTGGCTAAGCCACACTGTTACAAATACTTTGGTTCGTCTGCAGGACATGCAAGTCCTGTATACTTTGCTCCACTTCTGCCTAACTGGCTTCCGAAGAAGTTGCTAGGTACTACGCTATTCTTAGTGGAGAATCATACGAAGATTTACAAGACACATGAGATGACTGCAAAGACTATTGCTACATTCCTTGCGAAGTACAAGACTTCACAAATGCTTGAGGATCAGCTTACGCTTGCACATGCGGACGATGCTGGAAGGCTTGCAGATCCTGGAGTTTCAAAAGAGATTGAGTACACTCTTATAAGAGATACTTGGACGAAGATAAAGGCTTACTCTCCTTGGGAATGGATAAAGGACGAACTTGTTCGTAATAGGACTCCGAGTGGCGAGGCTATAAGACAGAATGTACACTCTTACAATATACAAGTTGTGAAAGAGATATTCAAAAAGGATAAATAGATGAAATTACTTTACACAGATGCTTACGATTTTAGAAAGACAATTCACGAGGATACAGACGCGATTTATGTCAAAGGGGGCGATGGGACGTTACTAACGGCAATTAATAAGTTCGCACACCTAGGCCTTCCGTTCTTTGGAATTGCTGGAGGTACGTTGAATTTCCTTATGAATAATAGGGTTGGACCTGTTGATGGAGGGATTCTTCCAGATGCTACACACTTCGAAGTACAGACTATGGATATTAATGTCACGTCCAATAGACAAGATATAGGAGGTGGGAACTTCGTTAGTCTTGTCTCTACATACAATGCTTTCAATGACATTGTCCTCGGGAACTTTAATGTATTCACAGAGTTTACATGTACACACGAGGATGACCAATTAGGTACGTTCAAAGGCTGTGGTGTGGTAGTTTCTACTGCACAAGGGTCTACAGGAATAAATAGGAATAATAATGGGACAATACTTCCCCTATCTTCTCCGAACTGGTCAGTGACCGGTATGCAGACGAATAGGACAGTGAATTCTGTTATTGCTCCTACGGAACTTGTTATAGATTGCAAAGGTCGAAAGACCACAAGGATTGGTATAGACGGTTCGAATCACGAACTAGACGATGTGTCCTCTATAAAGATCACTCCGGGTAAACCCGTTACGATCATAATTAATGACGTAGATGGATTCAATAAGAGGAGACAATGAGAATTTACAGAGCCATGTGTAAGGAAGAGATGCTACATACAGTAAAGTATAAGCGCCCTTATTTCCGTACAAGGTTTAAATGGTTCTCTCATAATCTTGATTGGATCCATTCAAAAGTCTGTGGAGGAGAGTTCAATAATTCTCAATACATGCCACTACGTTACGAGTTCATACTTGAGTTTGAGTGGGACGAGACAAGGCACGACTTTAAAAGTACTAATGAGATACAGTTCAATATTAGAAAGAACCCTAAGATACACTTCATAGGTGTTGTAAGGTAGAAGGAGACAATAGATGGGACGATTAGGTGGAGTTAATTTAGACGACGACTGGGGCAATGCTCCTATAAGCTATGAAGAAGATTCCCTATTAGAGAGATGTAGAAGATCTGCTGCTGAAAGAACTCCTGAGAAAAGGGCACAACTGTTAGTTGATGCTAAGATACTTACTGAAGAGGGCCACTACAATCCATTCTACTTTAGGGACGAGACTGTTGCTAAGTCTAAAAGGAGGTAATAGATGCTACTATTTATATACGGTACACTTAAGAAGGGTATGAGCAATCACTCCGTTCTTGAGAGAACAGATGCTGAGTTTTATTTAGAGGTACAGACATTCATGGAATATCCTATGTATGCTTCTGGACAGAACTTTCCATACTTACAAGATACACCTGGTATAGGTCACAAGATTAAGGGCGAACTCTGGGTGGTTCCAGAGAAGGATATACGAATGTTAGACTCTTTCGAGGGAGTGCCTGACTTGTACACTAGAGGTGTCATTGCTGTTACAGATGGCAGGATTGTCACGTCGGTTGAGGGCTATTTCGTGGCTAATGAACTTACAAGAGAGGACCTGTTAAAGGTTACTCTACTTACAAATTGGGAGGAATAGATGACACGAGAAAAGGCCTTAAATAATATAGTGGTTAAAAACCATCCCCGCTATAGCTTAATACTCCAACAGTTGGTAAACAATATATTCGACCACTTCAAACCATTAGAGAAAGAACTAGCTGAGCACAGAGAAATGATTACTTGGATGGAAGATAATTCGAACCAGAGTCTCTGTGACTACTACAATAGATAAAGGATAATAGATGATTTCATTCACTACATTCGCAGTCATTATGATTGCACACTTCGTTGCTGACTTTGTTATGCAGACGGATAAGATGGCTAAGGGCAAGAGTACGGGTTTCTATTGGCTTTCACAGCACATACTTGCTTACACGCTATGGCTTGGTAGTGGGGTAGGTTACTATTACGTAATAGTCGTTTCTCCAGACCCTTATATGATTACAGGATGGATAATTCTTAATGGACTACTCCACGGATTTGTAGACTATTTCACATCGAGATGGACATCTCGTCTATGGGAAGAAGGACGAACTCACGACTTCTTTGTTGTTATTGGATTGGATCAGACCATTCATATACTCACACTTATAGGGACTTACATCCTGATATTTAATTAAAGGACATAAAATGATTACACCACTACTTTATATATTATCTATTTGTATATTTGTATTAGCACTATTTCTAAACTTTGGAGGACAGATAGATTCTACTACACATTTTCAAATGAATGTATATGGTTGGCTTGTTATAATTACTGCAATAGGCCATGAAATACTGGACAAGTTAAATGAAACCTCTAGGACGTAAGAAACAACAAGGCGGAGACTACAAACACAAGGTCTCAGGTGCTGATAGAAGAAGAGGTTTTATAGGCTGGTGGGAAAATGTTATAGAGCCTACAAAGGCTAGAGATAAAAGAGAGTACACTAAAGAAATAGAAGGAGAGTTAATGGAAATAGAACAAGAACAGTGGGGAGCTTTCGTAGGCCGTATGGCTCCTATACACATAGGACACACTTACACGATCGAACACATTATAGACGACGGACTTACCCCTATTGTATTTGTAGGCTCTGCCAATAAGATAGACGACAAGAACCCTTGGAAGATTCTAGATCGAATGAAGATGGTGAACATCGTCTATCCAGGTATGACTGTACTCTCTCTTGAGGATAAGGAATGCTGGGACGAATGGTTTGAACAATTGATAGATAGTCTACAGTCGAATGTTTGTAAAGACTTGTCACAGATTACTATATATACTCATAATAAGCCTGACGACAGATTAGACTTTACTTTCAGAGGTATAGACTACAAGAACGAACACTATTCAAAGATGTATGAGATTGCAGGTCTTAAGACGAAGGATCTTCCTGAGTCTGATATAGACTTACATGCCACAGATATTAGAAGAGATTTAGATTCAAATGAACACAATTTACACCCTGACGTATTTTCATATTTAAAAGGCTTATAGGTGGCAGACTGTATACACAAGGACACTTGCAGGTACTGGTTTGGAAAGACCTGTTGTCACTGCGATATAAGTGATCCAGAGTTTAATCTATACTCGAAGAAAGATACTGAGGAACAAGATGCCATAAAGGCTGCTTACAAACCGAGTCACTGGGACTTAAAGTTCACGGCTGACTATGGCAGATGCTATTAAAGGATATATGATGAATAGAGAATACACAGTGCCTATGACCAAAGAAGAGATAGAACAGGCTATCAAAGAAGGTAAAAAAGTAGAAATGAATGGGACTGCCGTAAATGGTGGGTATGGGGAGACCTGGAACACCGCTAAAGACACTACATACCCACCAGAAATATACAGAATATATAATGATTAAATAAAGGACACACAATGTTAGACACGATTTACATACACTCGACAACAAAAGTTGACGAGCCTAAGTTTATAAAGCCTCCACAATTGGTTACATTCACAAGAGGTGACAAATTAGGGACTAAACAATCCTGGGAAGTGCAGGACGATCCACACGATTCAGTTCACATTCTTGTGAACAAGACTGACACTCAAGAGATCTTACTTGTTCAACAATACAGGATTCCTACGATGATCAATTCAGAGGTTACAAAGCCTGTGACTGAATGTTGCGCTGGTCTTGTAGATTCTGATTTGCTTCCTATACAGATTGCATATGCTGAAGTTCAAGAGGAATTAGGGTACAAGGTTAGACCTAATACGATGCAGCCAATAGGTTCTATGCTTTCTTCAGTAGGGACTGTTGGGTCTATGACTTTCCAGCTCTACTGTGAGGTTACAGAGGAGGACTTTACGGGTCAAGACCTAGGTCCGGGTGAGGATATAGAGGTTTACTCTATTCCTTATGCTGATATAAAGGACTTCTTAGAACACACTATACATACGGATCCTGTGACGAAATACCTGTTACAGTGGTTCTTGTTGAATAAGGGGATGTAGTGAATAAAGAACTTATACTGGACAATAAAGAATGCTTCGAACATTGGCTTGCTGGTGGTCAACTACTTTACACCTACCCTGCTATTCAGGGTTGGCAACAGTGTAAAGGAGATCATAATTGGGCTATAGGGCACAATACTTACATTATCAAGGACAGGTACGTAGAATTTCGTAAAGCCTTGGCTGAAGGGAAGACTATACAGTATAATCCTAACACACAGATGCACAATAGATGGGATAACATAATACCAGATGAAGGCACATTTACTGAGGATACAAAGAATTACCGGATCAAACCAGACGAGCCTGAGTTCAAGGTTGGTGATCATGTGGTTATGTTACGTAATAATAATATAATGAGACTATCTGAGAAAGATATATTAGGCTTTGGTGCCTTACCTTCTAGATTAGAAGAAATAAAACTCTGGACACCATCGCCTGGTGACTATGTATGGGCATGGGGAGATAATAAGGTTCCAAGACTTATTTTATTGTTAGAACATACCATTAACGGGGTAGGTACACTCCCTTCAGGACTCTCAAGTGATTGAGATACTTGTGTATATTGTAGTGACTATTATTGCTGCAATATATACATTGGCAATAGTGTTATTTCCAAGAAATGAGCTGAACAAAAGAGGAAAGGTATTACTGATAGGTTTACTACTATATTGGATATTGATATTTCCAAGGATACTACACGGATGAGGTAGGACCTGCCATAGACAGAGTCCTCACTGCTATACACACTGAATTAAAAGAGATACTTGGAGAGGACTTTAAGATTACGGATCCAGAAGAGGATAAGATATTTGACGTTCTTCACGAGGTATTAGAGACATACTCTCTCGGAGATTACAAGAACTACAGTTAAAGGAGTCACTAATGGAAATTAATGATATAGTCTACCATCCATGCAATATGGACATAATACAACACAAGATTACAGGAATACGGACTTATGAAGACCACGTTCTTTACGAGGCCAAGGCTATACACCCTGTAGGTGCTTCTGGACGTATTGAGATACTCCTTTCTGAAGATAAGAAAGGCAATATCCGGTTTACAGGTCTTATAGATGATCCTGAATATGGTAATGGCTTAGGGGACTTCGTGGAAGGACTCTACTACAAGGATCAACAAAAGGCTAGACTAGTCTACAATGAGGCTCAACGAATTCTCGTATGGTCGAATATGGAAGAGAAGAGACGATCTTATGAGAATGCTAAATTCATGTATGATAAGGTTGAGAAGATTATAAACACAATAAAGGAAGAAATAGATGATAGAGAATGATTTAAAAGATACTCTAGAGAAGGCTTTTGTTGCTCTAGAAGGTAATAGTAAGGAGAGTATAATAGGTTTAGAGATAGATGACTTTAATATTGAGGATGGTATATGTTATATGGATCTAGGCTATCAGGTAGATGATAGAAAAGAAGACCAGAACTTACAGTCACAGGCTATACTAGATACCGCTAATTCGGTACTTAAAGAGGCTGGATTCAAGATAGAACAAACAAGTGAGCACGCAGAGAGAATGGATGCATATCCAAATGGATACGCCTACTATACACAATGTATAGAAGTAGAAAAGGAAGAGATAAATGACTAATATTATAAGACTGGCTGACAGTTACAAGTACTCACACGCAGGACAATACCCGGCAATGGTGTCTATGTATGACTACATGGAGTCAAGAGGTGGTAAGTACGATTCAACGGTATTCGTTGGATTACAGTACTACTTAAAAGAGTTTATATCTAACGTGCCTACTAAAGAGGACGTTATAAAGGCTGAGAGAAAGGCCGCACTACATGGAATTCCATTCGATAGAGAAGGTTGGGATTACATAGTTGAATTAGGACATATACCTGTTACGGTTAAGGCTGTTGCAGAGGGTTCAGTAATTCCTGTTAAACACGCACTAGTTACTATTGAGTCTACAGACCCAAGAGTTCCTTGGGCTGCAGGATTCTTAGAGACATTACTTATGAAGGTTTGGTATCCAACTAATATTGCTACTAAGTCTTACCACGTTAAGAAGATGCTTGAGAACTATGGTTCACCTGAGTGGGCTATGTTTGCTTACCACAATTTTGGTGATAGAGGTTCGAGCTCAGTAGAGTCTGCCGCTATTGGTGGATATGCTCACTTGACACAGTTTATGGGAACTGATAACTTCAATTCACTATTCTTCTGTGAAGACTACTACAATGTGCCTGAGGACCAGGTTGCTGGATACTCTGTATTCGCTACAGAACACTCAAGTGTCTGTTCTCACGGTGTAGATGGTGAAGAACAGTTTGTATATGATATGCTAATGGCAAATCCAGACGCACCTATTATGTCATTTGTGGCAGATAGTTATGATGTATATAAGTTTACAGACTTCTGTACAAATCCAGAAGGTAGAATCAGAAAGTTAATAGATTCTAGACCTCATCAGAAATTTGTATTAAGACCTGACAGTGGTGAGCCTATTGAAGTTATCTCCCAAATGGTACAGATAATGAATAATAATAATTTATTTGTTGAGATGGGAGATACTGGTAAGTTTATTGCACCCAGCTTTGGTATTCTATGGGGTGACGGTATTACACCTGAAACTATAGAGAGTATTCTTAAGTTCTTCTGCACTGAGACTGACGTACCTATGGCTGCAGAAAACTTTGTATTTGGGTCTGGTGGTGACTTAATGCAGGCTCACGACAGAGACACACAAAGATTTGCTGTTAAATGTTCATCAATTGATGTATTTAGTCAATCTACAAGTCCAGACTTTCCAGATGAGATACACTCTATAGATGTATTTAAAGACCCTATTACTGATCCAGGTAAGGCCTCTAAAAGAGGTAAGGTTACAACTTGGTTTGATACAGAGACAAAGGAATACATTGCAGGTCATGTAGGTAAACAACCTAATATGCACTGTGTAGATGCTTTAGTGGAAGTTTTCAAAGATGGTAAGTTATTAGTTGACTACTCTTTAGAAGAGATACGAAGTAGGTCGTAATGAAGAAGTACACACTCGAGGAGCTTAGAGAGCATGTAGAGGACTTCCTTACAGAAAAGGCTCACATACGCTCTTCCACTGAGTTAGGTGACGTACAGACGATGGCCACTGCTCTTAGGAACTGCTACAAAGTGAAGTCCCCAGAACTTGCCCTGTTGGACAAATTCTTGAAAGACTTACGAGCCATAAGAAAGGTACGCTTCCCAAAGGTTGTTATACTTTCTGCGGTAGAACAGGAGATACTAGATGCTAAAGACTAAATACTTATATGACGTAGATGTTACTGAGTTCCAAGATATGCCTTACAAAGAGGCTCTTGTGTTCAAGTTAAAAGCTGCAAAGACTTTGTTTGACGAGCTTTACTTAATCCCTCACTTTAGTGAACGTAATGAATCTAGGGTTGACGCGGTGTATAAAGCACTCAAATTTAATCGTAAGCTTTTAGCTGAGATCATCCCTGGCTACATAGCCTAGAAAGGAGATAATAGTGAAAATAAATAAACTAGGCATTACCTTCGGTGATAATGACTTTGGAACAACCTTACGCCACTTTTTAGGGTTACTAGTTGCTTCTGGGTTCGACCCAGATAATAACGATCTGACTAAGGAAACACTTGTCGAGCTATTTAATAAATCCGCTGGAACTATATACAATCTCGCGCAAGCCGGTATCTCTTCATGTGGGTACTCATTCGACGCTGATAACTATCTACAGATAAGTGTTAATGATGTGCAGATCAACTCGGAAGTGGATGAGTATATAGCCAAACATGGACCAAACTGTAACAGTGAATTCTTTTATGTAGACTACACACTGCACGCAGACCACCCATACGCTCATACTGTTATAACAGTCTAGCAAATTCCCTTACCTGAATAATCGAATAGTGAATGGTAAGAACTGTCAGATCTTCGATGGATCCTGGACAGTGGCGAGGAGGCTTAAGCTCAACGTACAAGTGCCCAGCGTATCCTAACGGATGGTGCTGTCTATGGTGACATAGGCGGTAGCCAATCTTGTACAAACGTCATAGTTGGATTGACATTAAACAGCCCAGACCACATACTCCAGAGTGGGGTGTGGCTACTACATAGTATAAATGAGTCAATGGCTTGCAATTCATAGCCAATAGATTGGCCTCCGTAATCCTGCCTTCAGGGCTAAACGACCTTTCTGAACCACTTGAAAGACTCAAGGTGACTTATTGAGCATGGCAGTTGAAAGCACTGCCCAACTTAGGTTGAGGTATGAAATGAATCGCCCAGCGGTAGGGCACGGGTCGCTCCTCAAGGCGTAGGTTCGAATCCTACTTCATTTCACACCTCAGTCTAACTGAACTGACGTCCCGGCCTGTGACGACACATGGGCCTGGCTTGCTGAGAAGCCTCAGTGAACTCGCCGAAGAGTCCATTAGAGTCCGTGCGTATATTCTCGGAATAATATCTAGGCATCAAAGAGTAGTGCTCACCGATGTCGAAGCCCAAGCAACGAAGGCTTTAAATCTACGAGAGATCGTAGTATCATTTGCATACCCGTATCAAATTTGTAGTCTAGTGGGTATATTCTACATTATTAGTCGATCGCTATAACTCCATTCACAATTATGCCTAATAAGCTTAGTGATGGTTATAAGTACCTCCCTCCTCTCAATGATGAGCAAACGGTGGTGCCTTTTCATATGTCCTAATAGCTAATTACCCCTTTGGTTAAAGCGCCTGGCAGCCTGGTGTGGGCAATACCACACTGTACTAGAGTAATTGTACGCGGGGAGATGACGTTCGAATCGTCAAAGGACACTACGGGAAGTTGGCTTAGAAGCAGCCAGTATGAGTGCTAATTACACACGTGCATACATCTTTTAAAGAGTAGGAAATCGGGTACTATCCACTGGGACACTAACCAACACAGTCAGACCAGTATAGATGCAATCACACCGAATACCTTTTGGCGTAACAGCACACCACAGCGCAATTGGAACTACTTTCACATCACCGGCGCTATATAAATAGAACTGAGAAGGGCAAGTTGCATCACTTGTAGTAGTAAAAGTACATCATCGGCAATTGATAATTGCCTTCATACTGGTACATGAATATAACCAGAGGTAGAGCTATAGCTGGCTAAACCATAGCAACATCCACTTCTAATCTTGATATCTACAGTAAACGGTATTTCAAGTACTTTGTTAAGTAACAGTGAAAAGATGAGGACCAACACTAGTTAGTACGGATTAATCATCCGTATGTTTTTATATGCGGGATGTAGATTTACTAAACCTAATGATGACTAGTTAAGTCAGAAGGCAGAGGATGTTCAATTCATCTGTCCCGTTCCAAATCTTAGTGATGAGTGTACACGAAACAAATCTGGTTCGAATCCAGAGGTGTGGGTAGAATTCCTACCTGAGCCCACGTTGATAATCGTTGGATAAACCATCAATGTGTACATTCTTCGGTGAGATTATATCCACCCGCAACTCCAGAGTTCACATTCGACACGCGTATAGTTGATTTGAGGAGTGTAACCTTTGAACATATATGCAATAGCATCACACCTGTGACGGTGTCTGGGCTAGTCCTTCTTATGGACAGTGCAGAAGTGGGAAACGAACCACCTGTATGATACGGGAATGAGCCAACAAGTGCCGTGTAATAAATCGATAAAGCATAAAACCTACGTAAGGTACACTGTTCCTTCGGGAGGAAAGCAGAAGTACTATGGGACGAGAACTCTCAAAGAACGTACAAAGTGGTTCAACCACGGTCAAGTCACAGGTCTTGGCAGAACAATATAATTATATGGAGTACATATCATGGATAGCTGAGTTCAGAACAGCAATGTGTACTCTAGTATGAATATACTAATAAAGGACAATAAATGACACACGAACAAGAGCTTATACACTGGAAGAATATGGTCAAACTTTACAAGTTCGATTATCTTACAGGTATGAAACAACGAAGAGACTTCGAGGTCGAGACTATGCACAAGCTTACAAACCAGAAGTTCTGGTTGGCTATGTTTGATGTGACAGGCTTGCACAAGGTGAATAGAGACAAAGGATTCGCTGCAGGCGATGCCTTGATCAAACAGGTTGCTACAGAGATCCAAGGAATGGCCACACTATGGGAAGTCTACAGGATAGGTGGTGATGAGTTCATGGCTCTATTCTTTGAAGAGCCTGATGTGGACTCAATTCCGAATGCTACAGGCTGTTCTATGCACAGTAACAACTTCAAAAGCTTCGGAGATTTACTTGACAGTGTGGACAGATGTGTCATTGATAAGAAGAAGTCTCTAGGTAATAGGAGAGAGGATGATTAGATGAAGATGTACTTTATTAAGAGTTACAAAGGGGACTTCCTGTACGCATCAGAGGATGCGCAGACACTCATGAAGGCTCAAGGCTATAAAGACGAATTTGGGCCTGTTGAGTCCCAAGAGAACTTAGAATACTGTGACGAAGTAGAAGAGATACCCCTTAGTAGGGTACGTTACTGGTCAAACAGAAAGACGGAGACTGAACACTTAGTCTTTATTAATGAGGCACTAGCCAAATACAGAGTAAAAAACTAGATGCAGTTCACACCACTTATAAAGCTACTTCGTAGATACTTGTACGAATCACAGTTCAACAATACTAATCTGGTACTTAGTTACCAACAAATAGTTACTCTTATTATGAGTACAAAACCAAAGGAAAATAAATGAACAAAATATTAATAGATTTCCCAATAGGGGATTGGAGTGGAGATGGTCATAACCAGTGCACCACATACACTGTTAAAAGTGCTAAACCCGTAGATGATTTACGAGAAGCCCACTTCAAGTGTAAAGAACTGCTTGGCTTTGCGATAGGCGATATGTGTAAGGATTATGAGGAATTTACTATACGAGAAGACATCCTTGATATATTAGAGGCTAATAAACTGCTTAGTAAGGCTTATTACAAAGCAGAAAGTGCGGAAAGATTTGATGCAGACCCAGAAGAACTGTGTGAGATATGGGTGAATGTACTTAATCACATTGATACTACGTTAGAGTTGGAGCTTACTGTAAGGCCTAAAAACGAGAGTATAAATTTCTATGGTTTTGATGAAAAACGTAGGCACTTAAGTACTCCAGGGTATGGGCTGTTTGAGTAGCCCTTCCGACTTAAGCTACTTCGTATAAGAGATAGGTATAATCACTTATAAGTTTTTAAACGATAAATAATACACCACATGAGAACTACCTTATAAACTGTATATACGCCTTCTCTGGCTTTAGACAAAAACATACAGGAATTTCAAGATTCAACAAAACATCTTATTGCAAATCACTCGGACGGAAACTTAGATGAGTCACCAAAGGCGTACAAATCTATATTCGAAGTTATGGAACTTCAAAAAGATCTCGTACAAGAAATTGATAGAATAATACCAATACTAAATATAAAAGGATAAATAAATGAATGACTTAATAGTACAAACGATACAACGAAATATAGAAGGCCAGTTCGAAGGTAGGGATCTACTTCCACTGAACTTACTAGGTTCACCGGGAATAGGAAAGACGAGTACGATAAGAGAGATTGCTTCAAGACTTGATGCAGGATTTCTAGACGTGTCACTGCCTTCAAAGAACTTAGAGTACTTCAACGGTATACCTTCATTCGTAGATGCTCCACAAATGGCTAAGTACACACTTGGAGGAAGAACTCCTCAAAGTACAGAGTGGTCTGTTCCAGAGATGATACTTTCTGCGAACTTACTTGCTGAAGAACATGGACAGGCTATAATTCTACTAGATGACTTTCACAAATTGAATGTCTCTACGTCTGCAATTATGTACGAACTACTTCTAGAGAGAAAGATAGGTCGTTACAGATTACATCCAAGAGTTGCCATTATATGTGCACAGAATGCTTCGGAAGAGGCTGGTATGCAGGTTATGGAGAGTCCGATCAAGGATAGGCTTTCACTAATGGAGTCAAAGTTTGACTTCAACTACTGGCATACGAACTACGGTAAGTTCCTACACCATTACATTTCGTCATTTCTAAAGAACAATCCACAATACACACTAGAGGAAGAGTCGGTCGACCTTGAGTCAACTGCTTCTCCTCGATCTTGGCACCAGTTGTCAAATGAGTTTGGGCTATATGATAATGAATACATACAAGAACATGCTGTATTCCTTGCTTCACAAAAGGTCTCTTCAGAGGCTGCAGGTGAGCTTGCAAAACACATTGCGTATATGGAGGCTATAGACTTTACGAACATAGTTGCTAATAATACGATGATAGATATTGAGGATCTGAAGATTCAGGAACAACTTGTATGGCCATATATTGTGAATTATATTCACACTCCAAAGGACGCTGCATACTTGATAAAGCTTATCAACCACAATGCAAAGGCTAATACGTTCCTAGGATTTATTTCCAGTGAGTTATTTACCAAAAGCCAGTTCAGAGATAAGGGTAATCCGATTACACCTGCTCAGGGAATTGCCATTGATAAGTTAATGGGGATGTATGCAGATGACAATTACAAGATGTCACAAGCTGACAAAGACTTACTTGCTAAGACTGATTTCAAAGACTTGGCCACTCTACAACAACTAGTTGCAGACTACTTAAGATAATAAAAGGATTAAATAATGAATAAACACGACTTTATAAAAGAGGCTGAAAAGACTATTTCAAGAGACATGGCAGTGAGTATAAATTCTCTAATGTCACTGAGTAAGACTTCATACTTGACATGTGGACTATTCCTGAAATTACCTATCGTAATTACATGTGAACAGTCTACAAAGGTTTCACGATCGTCTACGTTACAACTTACAGACTTGAACAAAGTTCTTGCTGTATACACAGTTCCAGGAGACATTACGAATATACATTTCACATTCTTATACGAAGATGAAAAGCACCTAGACCACATCTTACGAACACTTGAGAAACACTTACACTTCTTTACGTACAAATACATAAAAGAGTTACAACACATAGTTCGTAAACACAAGACAACGACTCATGCACAAATGATGGCTAAACAAGGGACAGATGAACAACTTACATATGTACAGACTATTCTTGCAAATGACTTCGTTATAAATGCTTATATGAAGTCTCTATATGACGCATCTCCATTGGCTGCTAAATGGAAGGAATTAATTCCATTCATAAATTACAATCCTGAATATGCTGACATGACTGAGATACAAGTTATGAAGGAACTTGTTACAGGTGCTGCACAGATTAATGCTTCTAAGTTCTCAGAGAACATTCACAAGTTCACATACTTGAATATTGATACATACATGGTCGAAGAGGGTCCATCTGCTGATGTCTCTATTTCGAACTTAGGTGACAATTTATACAGAACGGTTAAAGACGCTACTTCTGGTGGAGGTAATGGTGCTGGAGAAATCTTTCAAGAACTTTTCGAGGCTGTTAAGGTTGATGTTTCTTGGTTCAAGAAGTTAAAGGCTTCGATCAAGAAGACCGTACACCACAAGTCTAACGACTTCCACCAGTCTTGGTCAAACTTGAACAACACATACAGACACTTATATAGTTCACCAGTTCCTATCTTCACAGAGAAGAAGTTGAACTTGATTATATCTGTGGATAATTCTGGTTCAATGAATACAGAGGACTTACAAAAGTTGTTATACTTGATTAAAGAATCTGGGAAACAGATTGCAAGATGTAAGGTATTAGTACATACTACTGACGTTGCACAAGAGTTTGATCTTAATGACGAATACGATATAAGTTTACATCCAGAATTCATGACTGCCTTCAGTGTTAGGCATGCAGATGGCGGGACTAGTCATAATGAAGTGTTTAAGAAGATACAAGACATGAGGCTACAGAATCCTAATGAATACATATATTTTAGTTTTTCAGACAACTTTTCAGACATTGAGTCTACAATACACAACTACCCAATAATGAGACAACTTACAAAGTACTGGATTAGTCCATCTTGTGGGAAGATGGTAAATACAGACACTGTCTCTGGTACGAACGTAATTATACCTTAGTTAATACACATCAGAAGGAAATACATGAACACAATTACGACAGAGACATTCATGTCTCGATTAAAGGACCTTAAATGACACAATTTGAATATGTGATGAATATATCGAAGGTAGATTCACACAAGACATTAAAGGCTGCTGAGGAGTTCATACGAGAGTTGAATGACCTTTCGTTGCCTTCTGTTTCACACTACGGAGCTACACCCTCTCCAGCGGACATAGAGGCTACTAGAGTTTTCTACAAGTTGTTTACATACGCTATTAAGAAACACACTAGAGAACTTCCCCTGTTTATACATGACAAGGTTAGGAGTCTTTCTAATACTCTTACAAGTATTTACTTCAATCCTCAGAATAGTAGACGACCACTACTACCCTCACACGACATATACATAGACACATTCCAATACGTGGATGTTGTTCAATTTGATTACGACCGAGGAGAACTTATCAAGAATTTAGACATAACAATAGGCTCTAACATGCAACCGTACTCACTCAGTTTCCGTATTAATGTTCCTTCTGAGTACCACTACCAAGGACCTAATAGAGAACTTCTATACTTAGAAGACCTTAGACAACAGTTCCCACCAGAGGAAGCACACACTGTACTTGATCTTGCGATTGAGGGACAATACAAGAGGACTGCTCCTGACATGGAAAAACTTCAAGAGTCTATCGACCATCTTGAGTCAATTACAAAGGCTATGTACATTATACAGAGTAAATTCTCTGCTAAGTTACTTGCAGTTCCGGAGGAAGTTTGATGATCTGTTCAGTCGATATAGGACTTACTGGTGGGCTATACAATGGCACAGGCCACTGTATAATGCCTACGAAGACTCTCGAGACAAAGCCTGCCGTAATGATTCTTGCAAAAGATTCCAATGGCAAGAAACAACTCTACAAGTCAGGCCCACTAGAAGGTACTCCGAAATACAAGATAAAGACTCCTGCTAAGACTATGAAGGTCTTAGATGTCTTTGCCATTCAGAAGTTCTTCAAAGGGGCTTCTACGATTGTGCTAGAGGCACAAGGGACTTCTATGGGGAATAGTAGTAGGAGTTCAAGGACGACTGCAATGAACTACGGTAAGTTACTCGCAATTGCTGAGCTTACAGGTGCTGAAGTTGTTACTGTTCCACCTCACGTGTGGAAGAAGGCTCTTGGACTTTCTCAAGACAAGATGGATTCGATCCTTCTTGCGGAGAAGTTGACAGGAGAGTCTTTCAGAACGCCTAGAGGCAGATTACTAGATGGCCAAGGTGAAGCTCTGCTTATCCACCACTGGTACACGACAAAGGATAAATAATGGCGGACATATCGATGTGCACCCCGACAGAGACAGAGACAGAGTGCCCACAACGGGACACTTGCTACAGATTCACGGCCAAGGCTTGTGAATATAGACAGGCGTACTTTCTTACTCCTCCTATTGAGGATGGAGTTTGTAAGTACTACTGGGAAGAGATATTAGATAATAAGGAATAATAAATGAAAGAGATTATATATGACATAGAGGCAAATGGCCTTGATATTCATGGTAAGATACACTCTATAGGTGTGATGGAGATTAATGACGGAGTTCGCTCTCCCATAGTTAAATATACGTCACACTACACACACAATTCAGACGGTAATTTCAAATCATTTATTAGATACTTACACACACTTGATAAGGATTCAATTCTGATAGGACACAATTCGATTAATTTCGATGCACCCTTTATAGAGGAGTACTTCCAGATCAAGTTGAATTGTAGACACCTAGATACGATGCTACTTTCGAAAATATCCTTTACTAAGGATGAGTTGATTTCTATGGATAGAGGGATTCCAGAGATAGAGCCTAAGAATTGGGGTTCATTCTCACTTGACGCTTTTGGTAAAAGACTAGGAGTACATAAGGCTAGTTACGACGAAGGTTGGGAGAGACTTACTCCTGAGATGGTTCAATATATGGATCAAGATATAGAAGTTACATACGCTCTCTATGAAAAGTTAAAGAGCATGGACAATTTCCCTGCTCAGAATGTTATAGACTTGGAGAACGCAGTGGCTTCCATAGTTGCTGAACAAGAGAGATTCGGATTCTACTTCGATGTAGAGTCTGCAAGAGCTCTTAATACGAAGATGCTATTCGAGAAAGGTAATATCGAACGAGGACTTGCAAAGACCTTCAGACCGATGTTCCTTCCAGAGGGTCAACCTAAGAAGACAAATAAGATGATCAAGAGGAAGCTATACTTACCTAGGGAAGATTTTACACCTCGTACGAATACACGCCCATATAGACGCCCTCTAAAGAGGTTCAAGTCGGGTAAGATTAGGTTACCAGCGAAGACTGCTTATAAGTGGTTCGATACGCCTCACAGACTTACGTTCATCGAAAAAGAAGGTGAGTTCCAGAATATAAAGTTGACTAGATTCATGGCTACTGATAATCAGATTAAGGTCTGGTTAAAGAGAATGTACGGATTTGAGTTCAACACGTACACGGCCAAGGGTAATATACGAGTGGATAGAGATGACCTAGAGGATCTTGGAGACTATGGTAAAGATCTTAGAAGACTTATGAAGTTAAAGAAGGATATTTCACAATTAGGTGGGACAGATAGTTCTATGATTGCGAGATGTAGACCAGACTCTACAATTACTTCTAGGATTGATACTAACGGGACTGCTACAGGAAGATTCACATCTTCTGGAGGCGGTACTGGGGTTAATCTTGCACAAATTCCTTCTCAAAAAGAGTTTAGACAATTGTTTACGGCTCCTGAGGGTTGGACCTTTGTAGGTACAGACTTTAGTGGAGCAGAGAATGTCGTACTCTCTGAACTTCTATACCCATACGATAATGGTAATCTAGATAAGATTATTAATGAAGGTGATAAAGATGATGGTACAGACTTACATTCGTTGAATGCTAAGGCTTGTGGCGTCTCTAGAGGGGATGGGAAGGCCATATGGTTTGGTAAATTGTATGGTTCGTCTGCTACGCTTACTGGTTATACAATTCTGGGCCGTAAAGACTATACGAACTATGAACAACCAGAGTACGATGCAATGTATAAGAAACTTGCACGAAGAACTGTGTCTGTTGAACTTGATAATGTTAATCAGTACTACCCAATTAAAAAGGGACAACTTGTACTATTTAATGAACAACTTATTAAACAGGCTATATTTGGTGCACATATACAGGCAAAACTTACAGAGAATACTGTAGGTCTTGCTCAGTTAGAGAAAGACCTGAAGAAACGTCATAAAGATATAGGCTCTATAGAGACTTTAGGTGGTAGGACTATTAATGTGGACAGTCCACATAAGATGTTAAATTACTCTTGCCAAGGTGCTAATGCCGAGGCTATGAAATATTATTTACGAGAGACTCATAAACAATATGCAGCCGCTGGCCTTGTCCACGGTGAACACTTTATACAACAGGTATGTATATATGATGAGGTCGATCTTATTGTTAAGGACGAGCACGTGAGTACTGTGGTTAAGATCCTAGAAGAAGGGTATGCTACAATTTCTAGACAGTTAGGTATGAAGACTACTTTTACTGGGGAAGTTCTTACAGGAGTTCCTGAGGATAATAGTTGGTGGGCATGCCACTAGATAAAGGATACATATGAATAATCCACACTCACTTGAACACTTGCTTACAGTAGGTGTTCTTACAGGCTCTCGAGCTTTCAGGTGTGCCAATGAGGACTCAGACTACGATATAGTTGTTAGACGCTCAGATGTGCCTTCTAATTTGAAAGAGTTAGATGACTACCACGAGTGTGCTAATTGGGTAGACGAAGACTACTCTACAGATGATGCTGATGGACTAGAAGACGCAGAAGATGGTACATACGATCCATCTATTTGGGGACCTATAGAAGAGATCTCCAAATATATAGATGACAATGGCAATTTAATAAATTTATTTGTATACCCTGACTCAGAGTCAGACATACTTGCTAAGTTTGTTAAGGTGAATAGTCTGATGACTTTCATATACAATACACGACTTCAGGACAAGACTTTCCGAATACAGATGTTTACAGAGATACTTGAAGAAGTTGGAATTACTGACAAACCTAAGAAGAGTGCCACTAGAGGGCGTACTTGGTTGGATAAATTAAAAGGACACGAATGAATTTTTTAAAGACTGACTTCCCAGAAGGAAGTAAAGAGGACAGGGTTAGAGATGTCTACACTGGACAGTTCGTAGGACCTGCTAAACCTCGGAAGAAACGGGACTCGGAGATGAATACACAGTCTAGTTTTAAGACGGCTGTACTTTCGCCTATGGGTGTCCTGTTCAAGTTTAAGGCCTTTCAAGAGACTGTTGATTTGAAATACAGAGACGTCCTGGCCTCAAAGTCTAGGAATGCAGAACTATATAGGTTCCGAACTTTAATGAACACTATTCAATACAAGTCAGGGATTCCTCGTGAGTTATTGGAGACAGGTATACTTACTCAGGCAGATAGGGACATGTTACAAGACATTGCAAAGAGAAGTAAAGATGCTCTTCACAAGGTGAAGTACACACTTCAGGTTTGTAAGAGATGTAAATACCACGTTACACACAGACAAGACAGGACTATTGCTAAGAATATATGGCACGCTGATTGTGAGTTATGTGGTCAAAAGAATATAGAGACTGTTAAATTGAGAAAAGACTACGGAATGGTTAGACCGGTTAAGCCTATGGGTACATCGAGAAATACTACTCAGAGAGGTCCTGCGGGTCCTCCCATTGACTACACATTCTAGAAAGGAATACAAATGTTAGACACACTACGCACACAGCTTGAAGAAGCTGGTGCATTCACAGGAGAACTTCCTCCGATTCTGGATAAGATCGTACAGGCTATTCCAAACAGGAATATTCCTCTTCGATTCAAACAGACTGTCGCTGTTTCAGAGCTTATGTTATTTGCCTCGCATTTGAGAAGGAATATAAGACACTGGGACGGTGGATCAATTCCTACGAACTCACTTGCTGTAATTCTTGCTGCCTCAGGAGAGGGAAAAGATTCCTCGATAGGTGCTGCTCGTAAATGCTTTCAATCTGGTTACGACCAGATCGAAGAGGCTAGAGAGGAGTTTGCAAAAGAGCACGCAATACAAAAGGCTTCAGACGCAGGCTCGGATATGCCTCACGTAGATTACGTAGACCACTATGTAAAGCCAGACGAACTATTCGCTGCTCCTGATTCCACGATCAAAGGCTTGCATAAGCATTTCAATGCCCTAGAGGAATCTGGGATAGGTGGAGGATTTGTATACTCTGGAGAGATAGGTACAGAACTTGCTTCAGGTACTATAGGAGAACTTCTCAAATACATGGCGGAGGTGTATGATACAGGAAAGAAAGAGGTTAAACTTATAGGTGACAAGGGTGAACAGCTCAAGCCACTTATATCTCTTCCTGTTTCAGGCCTATTCGCAGGCTCTCAAGCCGCAATACTTCAAGATGACGCTGTTAAGAAGTTATTCAAGAATGAATTCTCTTCGAAACAAGCTAGACGTTCATTCTTCTGTTTCATACAGGAGATCATTCCCGACATTGACTACACGATAGGCAATGAACACCTTACACCTTCTCAGATTGCAGATCTTATGATCGCAGATGAGATGGCCATAGAGGACCAGGCCTTACAGGCTAGAGAGCTTATAAATGAGGGAGTTGCTCAGATTACACATGCTGGACTTGCCAAAGTTGGACAAGATCTAGAGGTGTCACCTGAGGTTCGTAAACTCTTCATCTCGTACAAGAGATATAACAAAGAGAAGTCACTGACGATTAGTAAACTCTACCCAATATCGACTATAGTTCGCCAACATTTACAATGGAAGGCTTTCAAACTTTCAGGTGCACTTGCTATATTTGATCAGTCAGACACTATCGAACCTGAACACTACATACAGGCTCTGAATTTCTGTGAGTTACTAGACGCAGATATGGCTCTATTCGAGACAGAGCTTGTTAAAGAGCCTTACGAATTGTTCTGCTCATTCATGCATGCAAAGGCTGAAGAGAGCAAGGACACAAAGGCTACGGTTTCTCTACACGTTCTAAGAAAGATGGGATACATCCCATCTTCAGGAGCTTCTGCTACTAAGATTGCTGAGCTTGTTAAACTTGCTACTTCTTATGACAAACATGGAATTTACACTGCCTGCGAGACTGCAGGTGCTGTTGGTATTTGCTATGAGGAGATTGTCCCTACGACGATTACAGGTGTCTCTACGATCCCTGTCTCAGGTACAAAACAGACTCGTGCTAAACAATGTGCTGCTGACTTTACATATCAGGAGACTACATTCGAGGCCTTAGGCGCTATGCTTACTCATGACTACGCATATTCTCCTTTCCAGTTCCAAGATGGACGAAGAGGGAAGGACAATATATTAGGTGGAGTACGTTGGCTTGCATTAGATATTGATACATCTACAGTCACTGCTTCAGAGATGCACGAGATACTTGCTGATGTGAATCATCACATTGCACTTACGTCCGATCCTGACAATGAATTCAAGTTTAGATTACTGGTCGAGCTTGATGCACCTGTCTCTATCGAGTCAAATGCCTGGAGATTCTTTCTTCAGTCAATTGCGGACTACCTATCCGTACAGGCGGACATACTTCCACAGAGTCAGATCTACTTCTCATATGCAGATAGACCTATATACTCAGTTATAGATGCTGAATCAATAGAGGTTAAAGATCATGTGATGTTTGCACTTTCAGAGGCTCAGACACGTACGAAGGCTACAAAGCCTCCGACAAAAGCTGAGGCACAGGCTCTAATGAACGACCCACTTACGACTTATGGACCTGCCTTCGAGGCTGGACAAGGTGAGGGCTCAAGAAAGATGATATGGGCTGCTTACAAGGCTAAGGAACTGGGTGCTTCGAATGAGGAGATTATAGACCTTATAATAAAGATCAACGAATATTGGATTTTTCCAATGGACATGCAAAGACTCCAGAATACAATTCTGGTACAAATTGAGAGGTGGAGTTAAGTGGGACTAAATAAAGAACAAAGACTTCTACACACTTCTATTATAAAAGACAAGACTCCGATTACGGTGTGCTTGTCAGAGGCAGGAACAGGAAAGTCATATACTCTAGGACAAATCCTAGAAGACTTCCAAGGCTCGTCAGTGATTTCTTGCTTGTCTCATAAGGCTTGCGCCTCTGTGAATGAGGCGACAGGCTTAAAGGCCATTACTATTCATAAGTATCTACAAATGGCTATGACAAATCAAGGCTATGATAAGGTCCTCACTCCGAAGATGAGAAGTGGTAGACCTGTTCCGATCGAGCCTATGGACTTACTAGTTGTGGATGAGGTTGGAATGATGGACTCTACACTGTTCAATAGACTGATGGATGCGTTCCATGAGGGAACAATTGGACAACTTCTTCTTATGGGGGATTTATTACAATTACCTCCAATTGGTGGGCAACCTGACCTACACTCTCTGCCCGCTACGTTCATAGAACTTACGGAACAAATGAGACAGGCAGAGTCTTCACCACAGTTAAAAGACTACTTCAAGGAACTACGTTCTGCTATACAGACTAATTCATTCTTCGATCCGATCCAAGAGGACGTACCAGAGTTCACATACATAGACTCCCACAAGGAATTCGCACAGGCTTACAAAGACTGTGAAGATGACAAGTTGGTGATTATGTATAGGAATAACAAGGTTACAAAATACAATTCGAATATACACACGTCACAGACCTTCGAGGAAGGTGATGTTGTTATACTTGACAAACCTCTAGGTAAGGCTGCGAATCAGACCTCTGCTATAATAAAAGAGGTCATAGACTATGAACCTACTCATTACAAACTTCTACTAGAGAACGTACACGGAGAAGAGCACGAGGTGTTCCACTTCACGCACAAACAGACTCTTATAGACCAGCTTGAACGCTTCAAGGTCAATAAGGATTACAAAGGCTTTCACAAGGCTCAGGATAAATGCTTCGATCTGAAATACGGATACTCGGTGACGACTACGAAAAGCCAAGGCTCTTCTGTCTCTCACGTGTTCATAGATCTTGATGATATTATTTCTGCTTACACGCAGAAGAAGACGAAGTTCAATTTCCCGATCACGTTGAACGCTCACTTGAGATTTATTTATGTGAGTATTTCTAGAATGCGGACACACTGTACGATGTTTACAGGAAATAAAAGGGACTACCCTAAATTCAATCCAAAGGATAAATAATGAATAAACTACTCATATTTAATAGTGACACAGGCTCAGACTGTAATAGTTACTACCATATACAGGATAAAGGTGATTTAGACCTAGCTGCTTTGGATTACTTACAGGCACTAGGGGAATTTGCTTGGGACACTGAGACTGAAGACCTACAGAGAAAGGTACTAAATAAGGACCTTACTAATTTGTACATTACTTTTACAGACATGGCCTCAGAGGGGTATGACTGTTTTAGGTTAGAAAGTTACAATGGGTGGTCTCTAACATCTTTTGATACGTTTAAGGATAAATAATGGCTACACATATTGAGGTTACATATAAAGACAATGACTTAAGAGAGTTACTACTTATAAAGAGTATAATTGCAGTCACTCCTAATGTGGATGAGGGATGTACTCTCATACTCGAAATTGGAGATGAACTTACGTTCCCTACGGTACAAGAGTCTTACGAATACTTCAAAGACATATTTACAAATAATACACAAGGAATAGAATTATGACAGAGACAATGAACACGACTATAGCTCTTCTCAACTACTATGAGGACAGGTACACTCTTCCGAGCAATCTTAAGACATTAGTGAATGCGGCTAGTTCAAAAGAATTGCCTATTGACAAGGTGTCTAGATGGCTTGGATTTATACAGGCACACCTTATTAATACAGGCCAGACAACAGTAGGCGAGCAAAGAGACTACACAAGACCTTTATTCCATGCGGCCTATAGGGCTGATGGTATAGAAGTCCCACCTACAATAGGTAAAAAGGAGAAAAGATGACGATTACACTAGACGACACACAATCATCCGACTACCTATTATACCACGAGGCAATATACATTGCCAAACTCTCTGCTACAGGTGAGGTTGTTCCAAAGGAACACCTTTCAGAACAAGAGGAAGTGGTAAGTAGACTTACACTAGAGATTACAAAGAGAGATAAGATGTTGACGACTCTTAGAGGTCAGTTATACACTGCTCAAGACAGTCCCATCCCTGCTAAGTCTTCTCAAGAGGAGGCTTTTGAAGGTGAGGTCTTTCTTACAGATCAAGACAGACAGGCTGTTAAGTTTGCAAAGTCTATTGAACGAGAGGAACAACCTCCTACACAAAAGAGAGATGTACACACTTTCGAGACGTACACTCCTCCTGTGAAGAAGGGACGAGGCCCCTCCTACAAGTTCACACCTACAGACGATCAGATACTTACAGGTGCTGCTGACTCAAATGCTTCAGGCCCTAGGTCTGATTCTGCGTTTGCAGTTGCCAGTGGTAAGTTAGGAACAAAGACACATTCGCCTACGAAGAAGGCAGTTAAAAAGGCCATGACAAGACTAGGATTAGCTGTTGTTGGTGGTGAAATAAGGAGAAAATAGATGAAAAAACAATTAAAGACGGCACTTGACTATAATAATGGTACAGGTGTATTAAAGGAAGGAGATTTCAGAATCTCCGCTTCAGGACTTGCAGACTACTTCTCAAATACGAGACAGTGGTTTGGAGATAACCTAATGGATGAGAAATCATTTTCTGGAAATAACGCTACCCTTCGAGGTACGGCTGTTCATTGGATCTTAGAGACATACGCTAAGACACAGGACTTCGGTCCTGAAGAAAAACAAGAACTTGAGAACTACATTATGAAATGTACAGACCCGGAGTACGAAGACTATATTGAAGACTCTGATAAAGAGAACGTTAATACCCAGTATAAGGTTATGGGGCAGACTGCAGTGAATAATTACTTACAGGACAATATGCCTGTATGTGTTGAGCCATTCGTGACTACTGAGATACTTCCAGGTATTCATGCTGGAGGTTCTATAGATGCGCTGAATAATGGACATCCTATGGGAGATAATGATATAGAGTCTTTGAGAGGAACTGGAGGAATATGTATTACAGACTACAAATCTTCTTCGGCTAAGAGTCTTCCAGACGCTATTAATTTCAAACAGAGATTACAGTTACTAGAATATGTTTACGTACTTAAGAAAGAGTATGATATTACTGTGGATAGAATACGAATTGTGTATATTACTACTGATGACTGTGGGAGGATTTCTGAAAAGACTCAAAAACCATTGAAAGATTACCCGTCACAGGTTAAGGTGATTACAGAGAATGTATTTTCTCATGATATTGAGTACATTGAAGGGATCCTAAAATTGATCGCAGACTCTGTACACAGATGGAACACAGTTCCAGCTGATAGGTACTTACTTGCTCAAGACCATAGACTAAAGCTTCCAGAGAACGCTACGGCGAACTTGTTTAAGAAGTAGAGTACAGACCAACAAGTCATTAAACTGGAATAAACAAAAGGAATAAATATGAAAATAACTGAGGAACACTTATGCAGAGTAGGTCAGGTAGCGGATGTAACCATACTTACATGTGCAACGTACTTTCTGTACATAAATGATGTAAAACAGGCTGTTGCAGGATTGCTTATAGTTGTAGGGCTTAATAGCTTACAAGTGTTATTTGAAAAGAAGGAACAAATATGACAAAAGGAATAAAGGTCTTACTTACAGGACTATCGAACTCAGGAAAGACTAATGCGTTAAAGACATTAGATCCAAATACTTCGTTTGTAGTCTCTATAGATGGTAAGACATTTCCACTATCTCTTCCAAATTCTAACTACTCTACATTTCCAAGTGTAGATGGTTTTATAAATGGATGGGCAGATGAAGAAGGAAATCATGTTGATGGAATTGCTGATAAGATTGGTAAGTTCAAAGAAAAGACAGGTGAGTACCCTAAGACAGTTGTAGTTGATACTGTTTCAAGAGTATTTCAGATTATTGCAGACAACTGTGGACAACAATTTAAAGGGTTTGAAATACACGCTAATATCTCTAAAGAGATTGCAAAGTTCAACCAATTCTTAGAGGTACAGCTTGTAGGTAATGGTATGAATGTAGTTTCAACTACACACGTTACACTGAACGCTGACTCAGGACTTTACGAAGATGCTTCGTCAGGAGCTTACAAGAAGTCTGGGGGTGCGATCTCTGTACATGATTCAGTTTCGTTCTTCTCAATCAAGTCTAAGAAGTACATTGTTACACACAGAAGTCCAGGACTTCCATGTAGGACTCTGTTAGATGTTAAGACACTTCCAGACACACAGCCTGCGGACGAGTATTCACTTGCAGAGCACATAGAGCTACTTTCTAAGACACATTCAGAAGTAGAGGCATTCGTTCTTTAGGAACGAGTGTTAGGTGCCCTAGGGCTTACAAGACTCTGAATAAGAGTATAATCTAAATTCAATAAAAGGAATTACACATGGCATTTTACACAAGACAGATCACTCAAGATGCAATCAAAGACTCTGGAGGAGGTAAATACATAATGGCCTCAGGTATGTATCCGGTTTCATTAAAGATTGTCTCTGTTCAGACAAACGACTCAAACGCAAGATCATTAAATTTTAATGTAGACTACGAAGGTTCTAGTAATACTCTATACGGTTTAAAGTTAGATAACAACAATGGAGATAGAAACTTCCAGGCTGCTGTATTCGAGAAATTATTAGTTATTGCTGATTTAGTTGGCGACACAGGTGTTCCAACAGTGAACGACCCAGAGGTAGAGACTCACAATATAGGAAAAGACAATACTCCTACTGACCTAAGTGTACTTACAGACTTCACAGACTTGGACGTAATAGTTAGAGTTCAAGAGGTTTACAGCTTATACAAGAATGAATTACAATCTAGGAAAGAGATCAAAGGTTTCTACAGAGCTGACTTCGCGTCTGCTTCAGAAATTACTGGAGGAACAGAAGTTGGTGTTCAATACAAGAAAGACTTAGAGTACGCAGAGAATGTTACGTACAAAGATGGACTTACTGCAGAAACAGTGGCGTCGATGAAGGCTGCAAAAGGTGGTGGAAACGCTCCAGCTGCACAGGCTAAAGTTGCTCCAGTTAAGAGAAATCTTTTCGCGTAAAGGCTCCACATGCATAGACTTTTTACAAAGTTCTATAATACATTCTTCGGAATAACGAGACTGCAAAGTCTCCAGCTTAAATACGATGCATTGCAGATTAGTGAGCAGAGACTTGCTGATATGCTTGCTAATAAGAACGGCGGAGCTGTTCTTGCACAATCCCTTACAGTTTCACAACATGCCATCTACCGTTCACGGGAACGATTGAACTACGTTGGTACGGACGATGAAATTCGTAAGAGAATATACAAACTTGCTATACGCAACTTGGCTACTCTGGACAAACTAGAGGACGGAGCTTACCAGTTGGATAGGAACTCTGAATTCAGAGTGAAGGATAATACAGTCACAACTGTCATGTACAGAAGAGGCTATAAGAAATAAGGATACACATGGTTACACTTGACCAGATCCAGTCTATACTAGACTCGGATAAAGACTACGAGGCACAATACTTCATATACCAGATATAGGGTGCACACTTCCAGAGCCTACTAGATTGCAGGACTTCTGGGACAGTACACTCTCTATGCAGATATGTTGTGAAGAGCGTGCTCTTATGCAGTTGAACGGGTGTGATTATGAGGATGCTAAGACTGATTTCGAAGATGAGAACTGGCTAGTTCTTACTGACTCGGACGCCACTACATACGCCTCAGAGAGGATTGATGAGTGGGTAGAAGATGAGGTATATAATATGGCAGAACATTTAAAACCTTTCTTTGATAAAGAAGGGTATGGAGATTCTCTGTACCAGTCGATGGGTAGAGGTGAGTTTCTGGCGCCCGACGACTACACAGAACACGAAGAAACTGTAGAAGGTGTTACGTACTTTCTATATAAACAATAAGGAATAAGATGACACAGGAACAACTTACACACTCCCTAAAAGAGGGTGGCATTACTTCATATGAACTTGCTGAAATAGTGAGGGACTGTTTAGAAGGTGAGGTCAAAGGACTAATAGAATATAGCTCTATAGAGGATCTAAAGGCTAATAAGTCTTTAGCTCAGTTCTACTTGGCTGCTGTCAATTATTGTGAGTACTAGATAAGGATTGAGTCTATTCTAAGTGAATGTATGCTATACTAAGGTAAGCCTTTAAAGTAGAACAAGTCACGGTTTCCAACGACCAGCTAGCCTGTTTTACTTTAAGGACTTACATGGTTGGCGAACGTTGGAACTTCTCTCAATCCCTTAAATCAATTACCAGAAAGAATTTTTATGAAGACTGTAAAGTTTATAGAAAAGGCTACCGCTAAGTGGGGAGCTACTTATGATTACTCCCTAGTTGAATATGTAGGGTCTAAGACTCCTGTGACTATTATATGCAAGGAGCATGGCACATTTACACAACGTCCTGACGGGCACCTATCTAAGAGACAGGGATGTACTTTGTGTGCTAAGGCACATACCAAGAAGACACGGACACATACTGTTAATGACTTTATAAGGAAGGCTAGGCTTGTGTTTCCTTCAAGAAATTTTGACTATAGTTCTCTCTGTTATACTGGGAGTCATACAAAAGTCTCAATAGGTTGTGAAATCCACAAGACTACATTTATGCAGACACCTTGTATACATTTGACTGGGAGACTAGGATGTAAAGAATGTGCTAAAGAGCTCCGCTCTAGTATATTCATAGACACTAAAGAAGATTTTATACACAAGAGCCTAGACGTACACGGACATAAATATGACTATACACAATTTATTTACAAATTATCTGGTGTAAAAGGTACTATAATGTGTACGCAATGCTCTCATGAATTTGAACAGAGTCCAAACAGTCATTTGAATGGACGTGGATGTCCGTCGTGTGCTGAGTATGGATTTGACGCAACTAAGCCGGCCTGCTTATACTATCTCTCAATTAATAACGGAGAGGCTTACAAGATTGGTATTACTAATCGTACAGTAGAGGATAGATATACTCTAGATGAGCAAAAGGTATTTGACATACTACATACTGTGTGGTATGTCTCTGGTGCAGAGGCTAGAGAAGAGGAACGTAGGATTCTCAGCATCTATAAAGACTACAAATACACAGGACCATCTTTGCTAAAGGCAGGGAATACGGAATTATTTAATAAAGATATAAGGGAGATACATGTCTCAACTCACATGGACGAAGGAACAACAGGCGATATTTGACACAGTACTCGTTAAACGGGAACCTTTTATTAAAATAAGTGCGGTAGCAGGTGCTAGTAAGACTACAGTCTTAGTTGAGACTGCTAGACGCTTCGTAGAGGCCACTCCCGGTGGCTCTTTTCGTTATCTCGTATTTGGTAGTCAGAACTCCGCCGAGGCGAAGGTCAAGTTCAAACACACGGCCATATGCTCGACGATACATGCCCTGGCCTATGATGCTATATTTCGTTCAGGGGCTTATGCCCTTGATAAGGCTATCCAGCCATTCCTTACTTGGAAACACGTGCCTAAGACTGTCAAGATCCCATTCGGACGTACAGGCGATGCACTCGCCCTCGTTACAGAGTACTGCGAGTCAGGTTATGTAGGCTTTAAAGAGTTCTCTCTGGCCTACATAGGTCCAGATCCAGACTTACTAAAGACTGCACAAGTTCTGCTTGCACATATGTTTGCAGGATCTATGAAGTGTACACACTCGTTCTATCTCAAGTTATACCACATTGGTGTAATGGATGGCTCAATAGTTCCTCCTCACACAGATATACTTGCTATAGATGAGTGCGGAGATCTTACACAAATGACGATAGACATCTTTGACCAATATCCTGCTACGCAGAAGATAATGGTTGGCGATGATGGTCAAGCCATATTCAGCTTCATGGGATGCTTAAATGGATTTGACCACTTCGCTAAAAGAGGTGTCTCGCTCCAGTTGAGCCAATCCTTCCGAGTATGTACTCCTCTTGCAGAGGGTATACAAGACTTCTGTAATTCTACATTTGCACCTGATATGGTGTTCAAAGGTATGGACTATCCAGAGGACACTGTCCCCACTACAGAGGCTTACATTACTCGAACGAACTCTGCACTAGTTGCAAAGATGGTTGAGCTGAATATAACGAAGACTCCGTACAAGTTAGTTTCAAAGGCTAAGGTTGACCAGTTGTTTAAATACCCCAAGTTCCTTATGTATATTAAGGCTGGTAATAAACAATATGACCCTGAGCTTAAAAGTCTCCAACAAGACGTAGATCATTACCACTTGAATAAGACACTGCATGTCACATACAAGTCTGACTTTCTATACGTCCTGGCCTCTAACGAGGACAATCCAGGACTTGCTGCTGCTGCTAATCTCCTACGAGCTCACTCATACAATGAGATTCAAGAGGCTTACGATACTGCAGAGGCACACAAGAAGGCTAGTTGTAATCTCACGCTCATGACGGCCCACAGTAGTAAAGGGCTTGAGAGAGACATCATTACACTCGACGATGATATGGACAAGTCCATAGATAAGATCATGCTTAAGTACAAACATGACAAGAGGTTTGTTCCTACTGTCGAAGAGCTGGCTGAAAGTAAGTTATATTACGTCGCTTGTAGTAGAGCTAAATTACACATAAACAATGCAAAACACTTGCTAGATCTTCGTTAATATAGGCCATAGCGTATGCCTTCGAACTCACGTTCGGATCTAGCGATAGGCTACCAATAGTTACCTCTCAAAGACTTAGGTCGGAATGTTTAAGACTACACTTGGTGTAAGGCCTACTTTCGCACTTCGGTGCAACAAATACAATCCAAAAGGAATACAAATGAAAAATACACTAACAAGAAAACAATTAATTGAAAAGTTTGCAGAACTTGACACATTCGAAACAAAGAAGGCTGCTACAGAGACACTAGACTACTTACTAGAGATAATCACAGATGAGGTTAAAGGCGGGGGAGAAGTTGCTTTAGGACAACACTTCGGTACATTTAAGGCTACTACACAGGCTGCAAGATCTGGAGAAATGAATGGAGTTGCATACTCTACACCTGCAAAACAGGTAATTAAGTTTGCTGCCTCTTCGAGATTAAAGACTCTGATCGCTTCATAATGGAACGAATTGGAGTTGAGATCGTTCAAGACTTCAATGACCTCTTCAGGCATCCAGGTGATGCTAATAAGAGACTGAAGGAAGAGTTGGTAATGAAGATGGCTAGAGAACTCGCAGAGAGGATTATTCTTCCTGCTCCGGATTCTGCAGAGGTTCCTACTACCTATATGGCCCCTTACAGTAATGGTGGTACTCAATTACGCTACATAATAGAAATCGACTTCAAACAAGTCGTAAGATAAAGGGTGCCCCACATACCGTAGACTTTCCAAAAGCTACTTTTAAGGAGGTATAGGGTATACTTCATTTAAAGGAGTTGATATATGTTATTAGTTAAAGATTTAGGGGTCCTTACAGACTCTTCAGGAAATTCTAAAAGGCGTTACGGGAAGTGGCAGTGCACTTTATGTCCAAATACCATAACAACTACATTCTCGAAAATGAAAGGTAGGAAACACGATATGTGTGCAGATTGTGCACGGATTGAGGCTTTTACTATTCGCAGGGAGACTAAGTTCTTAGAGTTTATTACAGAGGCTTGTAATATCCATAAGGGTAAGTACACATATTCAAAGGTTAAGTATGTTAATAATAAGACCAAGGTCATAATTACATGTCCCATACATGGTGACTTTGAACAAACCCCTTCCAGCCATTATAAGCATGGGTGTGTGCTATGTCATTTAGAAGACATAACAAAAACAACCGCACAGTTTATACAAGATGCTACTGACACTCACGGAGAGATGTATGACTATTCTGCTGTTTACTACGTTAATTCACACACTCCTGTGTCAGTTACGTGTAAAAGATGTAACACATCTTTTATGCAAATAGCTAATGATCACTTAAATGGGAGTGGATGTTCCCTCTGTAACACAGGGTCGGATAAGGATCTATTTTACATGTGGAAGATACCTGAGACAAATATTTATAAACTAGGAGTCACCTCTAAGAGGTTAGGTGGTAGACGAATTACACAGGTCGCAACTTCCCTGGCTGCTGCTGGGTATAAGTTATCAAGACCTGAAGTAGTCACTACCTGCGCAACAAGTACGGCTAATGTATTAGAGAAGTACTTGCATAGTAGTTACACTACTAGACCTACTACACTTCCTAATAATTTTGACGGTGTGACAGAGTTTAGAGTATTAACAGAGAACGAAGCAGCAGATATATTAAAATATATAAAGGATAATTATGAGACTACAACGTCTATACAAACAAACAAAACTGGGTAAAGTGCAGGTGCATGACATTGTTACGGCAGGTGATACTATCACTGTGTCTTATGGAGAGTCGGGTGGAAAGTTACAGCACCAGGCTACAGTCTGCTACGGAAAGAATATAGGACGTAGTAATGAGACAACTGCCAACTCTCAGGCATTAACTGAGGCAACTGCTAAGTGGCATGCTAAGCAGAAATCTGGGTATGTGTTAGACCCTACAGGTCGGGTCCTAATCCACCTTCCTATGAGGATTAAAAATTATCACGAACAAATGAACAACGTCGTATTCCCTTGTCGAGTTATGACGAAGTACAATGGAGTTAATGGTACACATCGTACAGACTTTCTGACGTCTAGAGGTGGAGAAGACTACGATCTTATCCCACACTTGGCTTCAGAGGTTGCTGAGATGCTTTCTGTTCTAGAGACTACGTCTCTTGGGTGTGAGGTATACATTCACGGCCAACACCTCCAGGACATTACGTCTGCCGTGAAGAAGCCTAAAGACCTGTCAAAGTCACTTGAATTGAGAGTCTTCGGACTTCCAGACAGTGACAAGACATTCGGAGAGGTTTGTGACTTATTGAATAAGGCACCCTCTCTAGAGTTTGTTAAACCTTGCAGATCAGTGACTGCTAACTCTCACGAGGAGTTAGACGCATTACATGCTAAGGCTGTCGAACTAGGTTTTGAAGGACTTGTGATCTACAATGAGAAAGGTACATACCAGTACAATACTCGTTCGTCTGACGCATTCAAGTACAAGATTGCACTTGATGCTGAGTTCAAGATACAGTCAATGACTGTTGACAAGAATGGGAATCCGAAGTTCCTTATGGAGTACATAGATGTTGAAGGTAATACTGATACATTCTCTGTTACGCCTAAAGGTACTTCTGAGGAACGAAAGGCTATGATCCCTGTATTTGATACAGAGTACAAAGGTATGTGGTATACTGTTGAGTATGAGATGCTGAGTAAGATTGGGAAACCTCTTAAAGGCATAGGTCTTGGTCTAAGGATCTGTGATCCAATAAGTGGTGAGCCACTTGAATAAAAGAAAGGATAGTTAATGACTAAGAAAGAACTACGAGCTATTAAGATTACGGCACTAGCTCCTAATCAATACATAATTTGCACTGCTATAGGCACAACTTTTCAAAGTTATGACTCGCCTATTTGTACACGTTTCCGAGATGGGTCACTTGAACTTTATCCAAGTTGGAACTACTCTAAGACTACTAGTAAGTACAGAGCACAATTTCTAGGTGAGACTACTGCAGAGACTCTTGCAAAAATAGACTCTAGACAATACAAATTAAAGGAGCATTGATGATAAATGTTACAAAACACAATGGTTCGATAGAGCCTTTAGATGTTGCTAAGATTACTCGTTCACTAACGTGGGCTGCAGGTGACCTAAAGGTCTCTGTCTCTGACGTTGAGGTTGCGTGTAACTTACACTTCTATGACGGGATTCCGTCTAGTGAGATACTTGATATTACTATTAAGACTTGTAAGGACATGACGTCGCTACGACATGTAGACTACGACGCTATGGCTCGTAATCTTATGTTACAGAAGGTGTATAGAGAGGCCTTTAGTGGTGGTGAGAAGGACTTTTTACTAGGCTCTATTGATCGGAGTGTTGTTGCAGGTTTTTATACTCCTGTTTTACTAGCCTCTTTCAAAGATCCTGAGATACATGAGCTGTGCAAATATATAGACCACTCTAGAGACTTTAATTTCTCTATGGCTGGTCTTGAACAACTGATTGACAAGTACATGATTAAGTCCTCTGGGAAGTTAATTGAATCTCCACAGCACATGTTTATGGCAATTGCTATGGATGCATTCCATGACTACCCGACGAACAGAATGGAGTATATAAAGAACTTATATGATGCTTTATCTACGTTCAAGGTTAGTCTGCCAACGCCTATTATGAAGGCTTTACGTACTCCGTCTACAGACTACGCTTCGTGTGTGGCTCTGAATATCGGAGATACGATTGATTCATGGACTACTGGTAAGGCTGCTATTGTGAAACACACAGTGGCGTCTGCTGGTATAGGTGTTGACATTTCTTCAGTGGCTTCTATTGCTGATCCCGTAAAGAACGGGACAATTTCCCATCCAGGGAAGGTTCCAGTGATGAGGGCCGTAGACGCTGACATTCAGATGTCGTCACAGAATGGACGTAGAGGACAGGCAACTGTTCATACGAACTTCTTTGACCCTGAGATTGTTACAATTATGGCTCTGAACTCACCAAGGACAGAGGCCTCTCTACGTATAAATGATTTAAAACACATTATAAAGTTTAATAAGTTATTCTACGATAGAGTTCAATCTGGAGGGAACATCTCTCTATTCAGTGTGCGTAAGCACCCTGAATTACTAGATGCATTCCACAGTCCAGACGGAGACACTACAGACTTCATAAGAATATATGAAGACTTGGAGTCACGAGGACTTGCAGATGGTATTATCAATGCTAAGGAACTATGTCAAGAGGTATTCTTGACAGAGCGAACTGAGGTTGGTATATACTATGCAATGAATGTTGATGAGGTGAATGCAAATTCTCCTTACAAAGAGTCTATCACACAGACAAATATCTGTGTTGAGTTCTTGGCTCCTACTTGTCCAATCTCTTCTGAGTACCCGAATTCACCTGATGTTGGTATATGTATACTTTCAAATGTGAACCAAGGTTCAGTTGGAATTGACGAGTTGCCAAGGACTACAGACTTACTTGTACGAATGTTGAATAACATTATGCACAGACAAGACCATCCAACACCACAGGCCAATGCTTTCGTAAGAGAGTATGCTTCACTCGGTATTGGTATGTCAAATCACGCATACTTTCTTGCTAAGAACGATTGCAAATATGGCTCTGATAAAGGACTTCAACTACATGACGAATGGATGGAACACTTTCAATTTGGATTACTTACAGCATCTAATAATGTTGCTAAGGAATTCGGAGCTGCTCCAAGGTTCAAAGAGACTACATACTCTGATGGTATTATGCCATATGAGAGGAAAAAGTTTTCAGTAGATGGTATACTGAATCAAAGATGTGGACCTATTCTACCGGAAACTCGGTGGGGTAGATTACGTACTTCTATCAAAGAACACGGTCTAGCGAACTGTGCATTGTCGATGGTGCCTCCTAGTGAGACATCATCTGTTATTGGGAATCAGACTTCAGGTATAGAGCCTATTAGGGACTTGATTACGATCAAGACTACTAAGACGGCTGTTCTTACTCAGTTTGCTCCTGATGCTTTAAAGCTTGCTGACAAGTATGACTTTGCATTTGAC